TCGCATCTTGCCATTTATTTATCATTATCCTTTGTTTCCTAGCAAGGGTTTTTATACCTAAAAGCATTCGTATTAATTCTATATCCTTTTCCCAAGTATTCGCTTCCTTCACGTAGAGGGTTTTTCGTGTCGCATCCGTACAATGTATAGGTCTATCCAATATATCCAACTGACTTAAGCCATTGGTTATCATATTTGTGAGTGTCTTGGTTAATCCGTTTTCTATGGTGCTATCATATGTCTCTGCTGTAATTGGTAATGATTCTATAAAATCAGTCAAGTTCATAGCATTCTTACAATGGTTATTCAAAAACATCTGAATATTGAAATTGTTATTACTATTTGTATTGTGCGAGTAATTACTGTTTCCCATTTGAGGCATTAGTTCCATCATCTTCTCCATTACATCTTTGTTTGAACTAGTTATATTTGATACCAATTCAGTGATAAATTCTTGGTTTTTCGACATGATTAACTCTACTAACTTCTGTGTCATATCATTCTTGTCGATAGTCGTTGTAGTCAGATTGGTTTTATCATTGTCTCCTTGACCGATGGTACATCTCTTTTTATGATACCATAAACTATTTCTCGCGGAGTACTCTTTACCACAATCACATGTATACGCTATATGGCATACATCGATCTTTTTTGGTTCCAATCCGTTCAATTTCGTTCTATTTATGTGTTTGCGTGTTATAATATGTCTATTCCATTCACTTTCTTTGCTACATACAAAGTCACATGAATCGCATTGAAATTTTTGGGCGTTTTTTGGCGTCAAAAACATTCTAAATCGTTCTATATGTATAGAACAGAAAAAAACGCCTAAACCTTTTCGCATAAATATATAAAAATTTACAGTAACAAATAAAAAACTCATGAATTTGAAATGAGAGCATTATGCTCTAAAACACATTTTCACTGTTTTTTCAATTCATTTTCCTGAAAATAAAAAACAACACATAAAAACCTTGTGTAATTTTTTAAAATCGAAAATCAAATTAGAAATTAGGTAAAAAGTAAAATACCTACTAGTATCAAAAACAAACCACTTTTTTCATTCAAACCGCCTCCCTTCATATGTAGGCAAGCCCTTCATAATCTAAACAACCGTTTCATTCACTTCTATAAATACTCCTTTCATTGTTCTAGGCACATACCCTTTTCATATCGTACAATAACGGCAAATCCTGTTTTTCAGAAGTGATTCGCGTTTTTCGAGGGATGTATTCTCACCAGTCTGTTTATTAGTGCCTTTTTCTTAGTTCTCTTTTTCAAGTTGATAATAAAATTGATATTGAATATACCACGATTAATATTATAAATAACAACTCGACTAGTATGAATACGATGACAACATTATTGAAAGAACGAATCAATTGGGCTTTAACCCCTTATCCAAACGGCATAGCTTCAAAAGTTGAAAAAATTACAGGCAAAAATATTTCGCAATTGCGGTCCATCGCGAAAACACAAGAAACAGAATGGGGCAATTCTATCATCGGTCAAACAAATAACGGAAACTGGACAACCCTTTTGGGAGAAGGGTTGGTATATGATGTCTTGACAATGAAGGGCGAAAATCCTAGAAAACCACAAACAAAAAATGGCTACTCGCCTGATTGGGAGACTGATGAATATATTTATGAAGTCAAGACACGAAATTGGACCACCACTGGCACCGCAGGCGAAAAAGTATTCGGAGTTATGTATAAATATAGTGATATTCCAAAATTATATGGAAAACCACTAAAAATTGTTTGTGTCGCGTATCAAGAACACGAACTTATTTATGGAAATACAAAAATATTCGGCGAAGTGTCCGAGACAAAAAAAAAGTATCTAGACTTGGCAAAAAGTCTAGATATTGAATATACCAAATTTAGCGACATGGTGAAAGATTTAGTTATTGATTAATACTTCCATCGTTGTAGCATCCGGTTTCTTTGAATTTATGGCTCGCCTGGCTACAATATTAGTACATTCATAATCCTTGAAATAATTAAGAACTAGCTCTACCCTAGCATTGCTCATTAGAAATTTTATTTTTTTTAGGTCTAACTTCAGTATTTCATGGAACAATTTATTATGTGACTCCAACGTAAATCCATCCAGCGTATATCCAACAAAGGATGTTTCATTTTCGGGAGCATATGGTGGGTCTAAATACACAAAATCACCTACTTTTACCTTTTTTATGGAATCCCTGAAATCATTATGTATAAATTCGACCTTTTTTATTAAATCACTTACACTATCCAAGTCAACTTTTGTAACAATTGTTGGCGTCGTTTTATAATGACCATAGGGAACATTAAATCCGTTTGGTCCTTCACGATACATACCTCTAAAACAAGTCTTATTAAGAAACATAAATATGGCTGAACACTCGACCGTATTTTTATCCATATTATTAAACTTGTTACGAACCCAGTAATAATAACTCTCCTTGGACGTTTTTGCTTCCTCAATCGTAGTAGGTTTTCTATTTATGACATCACCTACAAGCTTGCCATATTCCGTTATATAGTAGGATATATACGAAAACAATTCATCTTTATTCTTTTGAATATGTTTATATACATTTATAAGAATCTCGTTCGCATCATAGGCATATACTTTCTTCCGAATAGTCATTAATCCTTGTCTTTGTAGCGAGAGTACTGCGAACAATATGCTCCCACCTCCCAAAAATAACTCGTGATAATTAACCATGTCATTTGGTATTTTGGCAAGTACATCCTTGATTATTTGTGTTTTACCACCTACCCACTTTAAAACCGGTTTCTGTAGGTTCATATTAATTCTGTTATATGTAGTTTATAGGTTCATTAGTTTAAATCAATTTTATAAAGTAACATGTTCGTTCAAATGATAGACAACGTCAGACATTTTTCATACCTAGATTATTGTAATAGCCGTTTTACTTCCTTTGCTATAGCATGGGAAAGACCACATGGAACAGCATTTCCTAATTGGACCAATATATTCGACTTTGAACCCTTGAATTTAAAATCGTCCGGAAAGCTCTGTAGTCTAGCCAATTCTCTAGGGGTCATTACACGGTTCTTTTCATAATGAATAAATACACCCCCGTGATTTTCCTTGACTGTATTGGAGGGTCCATCTGGTTCACAACGAAAGAATGCCTCTGTATATTTCGGATTCACGCTTTTACCATTGGGTGTATTCTTTATCTTTTCAATAAAGGAAGGACAATGTGTCGTATAAATATGCTGGAGACCCGCTACATCTTCCACATTCTCTTTTAAATCGTCTATTGCTTCCCGGACAGATACCCATTTCTGTTTTCCTGCGGTTCCATCTTTATTATGTGTCTCTTCTGGGTAGGTTATTGACTTGGTTATAGTATCCATCACACCTATAAATATAACACGCTCCCTCTTTTGAGGAACACCATAATTGGCCGCATTCAGTAATTTCATCTCCACACGATACCCCAATTCTTGAAACGTTTCCTTTATAATGTCCGTTACTTTCATTCGGAACGTAAGTATATATTTATCAATCTGTTTTAATTTCGCATTTACATTCTTCAAGGATTCTTTATTGGTCTCTACTTCGTCACACGTTTCACCTTTTAATGATAACCACTTCTTTTTTGCCAATAATTCCAACTTTTCTTCTTCCAAACTATAATAATTATCAGCCAGTTGTTTCTCTTCATCCGTCAAATGCGGTTTATCATGTAGCATTGTTAAAATTCCCTTTACATTCTCCATTACAAACGCCTTGGGTTTCATGTGTTTTACTACATCAACGTATTCCTTAAAAAGTTGGCCTCTTGGGTCCCTCGAATTACGATGTCCCGACATGGAATAAGCAACACATGGCGGTCCTCCTAATATGATATCACACGACTTGTCTTTGAAACTCTCGTATGTTAGTTCTTTCACCTCTTGTTTGGTAATATCACCTACTATGACATTTGTATTCGGGTAATTTGCCTTGTATGTTTCTGCTATCTGAGAGTCATATTCATTACAAGCGACTATATTGAATCCCTCTTTATGAAATCCATATCCTAACCCACCGCAACCAGCAAACAATTCAAGACAGTTTAATTGGATGGGAGCCAGCACTATAGACGGGGCTTTTTGCTTTGAGGTGAGCCTAGTTTTTTTCACTTTTGTAGTGGCCGCAGGCGATGTATCCTTTTCCGTCATTGACTAGTAGTAATAAATAATGAGTATTTATATTTAACTATTTTTCATAATAAAAACATTTTCTATAAACAATATAGTAATAGTGTCAATGAATGTCGATGAGGATAGGTTATTAAAATATATTAATAGGTTACCCACCGATTTAGTTCGATATACGAAAGCATATCTCCCCATTTCTCTAGTTAGAAAAGTTAGAAAAATACACAAAAACGAACTTCCATCAAACTATAGAGTTTGTAAAGATTTGAACGACTATTTTTATAAAAAATATCTTGGATATGATGTCGACATTAAAAACTTACAATTTAATATTAATCTCTTGAAAAATAAACAAGTACAAAACAAAAGGAATATAGTAAATCCATTTTCTCTCGCATTTTGGAAAGACCCATTCACAAACGATTCATACATTCATACTGAAATTGAGAAGAAGGAAAAACGTATTGAAACGTTTGAAATATTTATGAATTATTATTTCCATTGTTATTTTCATTCGAGTGTTCATCAATATAAATTTAAAATTGTGGAATTCGAATAAAATTGATAGAGTTAATTATATAGAAATAAGATGACATATATAATTAACATGAGCGTAAAGCCAAAAGCAATGAGTCTATTTTCAGGTATGGGTGGCGACACACTCGGTATGGAACTGGCTGGGTTTGACGTAATCGCATTTAATGAATTTGATAAAGCTGCTATAAACTCTCACAAATTAAATTTCCCGCATTCCACATTCATATTTGACCCGAATCAAAAGAAAGAAAAAGACCAAGGTGATATTCAATTAATTCCAGATAATATATTTAGTGCCTACAACGATGTAGTGGATTTAATCTTTGCTGGACATCCTTGTTTTGTTGCTGGCACGAAAATTCTTACCAAATCTGGTTATAAGAATATTGAAAATGTTGTTCTAGAAGACAAATTATTAACACATACAGGAACATTTCAAAGTATAGTAAATCTACAAAGAAAACAATATAATGGGGATATGTTTCGTTTGAAAATAAAATATCATCCAGAAACAACTGTTTGTACAGAAGAACATCCATTCTATGTTCGCGAAAGAGTAAAAAAATGGAACACTTCCACTAATAAATATGACATTTCATACAACGAACCTTTGTGGAAATCAGCAAAGGAACTTACTATGAATGACTATTTTGGAATGGTCATTAACACGAATAAAATAATCCCAAAACTATCGTTCAGTAAACAAGTGAATCAACATAGAAATGATACGGTATCTATTACTTTGGATAAGCCGGAACAATGGTTTATGATGGGTTATTTTATTGGTGATGGCTGGATACAAGATACAGAAAAGTCAGATGGGAGACTTTGTCATACAATTCGTTTTGCTATAAATAATAACGACGAGAGAGAAGTAGTAGATATTATTAGTAAGGTTCTTCCTATTACAGATAAACTACAAAAAAATGCTGGTAAATGTAAAACGTTTGGTTGTTCTGATTTCACATGGTATAACGTTTTAAAACTATTTGGAAAATATGCTCATGGAAAATTAATACCAGAGTGGGTCCAAGATGCCCCAACTGAATTTATCGAAGAATTCGTAAAGGGGTATAGAAGAGCAGATGGATGTATTAAAAAGAGTGGCGCAACAAGTTTTACAACTGTATCTTATGATTTAGCATTTGGACTACAGCGTCTTTATTTGAAATTAGGATATATATTTGGTATTGAAAAGACAATTAGACCCAAAACTTGTGTTATTCAAGGACGCACGGTTAATCAACGAGACACGTATTGTATCAGAGGATATGAAAAAGATTTGTTAAGAAAACAATCTTCATTTATAGAAAACGGGTATGTTTGGTACGCTCCATTTAAAATAGATAAGGAAGAGACGAACAATATACCCGTTTATAATTTTGAAGTGGAACATGATAACAGTTATATTGTAGAAAATATAATTGTACATAATTGCCAGGGTTTCTCAAATGGGGGTAAAAAATTACCAGACGACCCACGTAACACATTATTTCGAGAATTTGCTAGAACCGCAATGTTAATCAAACCAAAATATTTCATTGGAGAAAATGTGGATGGACTTCTTAATAGGAAAACAGCTACTGGAGAAAATTACATTGACGTTATTGTGTCGGAATTTGATAATATTGGATACAATGTCACATATCAAGTTTGTCACACGGTCCAATATGGTGTTCCACAACTTAGAAAACGTCTTGTCTATGTCGGTATTCGCAAGGATTTAAATAAAACATTCGTCTTTCCCGAACCTTTGAATAATGGAAAGACAAACTTGCCCCATTTAAAAGACATTATCCAATTCAGTATGGAAGGAGCCATTCGGATAGAACCAGATGATTTTGATATGACGACGATTCCACCAGAATGTATTCTTACCGATATGGAAAATGATGAGGGCGAAGATACCTCCAATATTCACCCCTATCTAAAACTCAAGGCGAAAAAACGCGGAGAAGAGTATGCTGGAAAGGTTCATCATTCGCTCCTTTCATTCTCTAAGCGTGATTCGCCGATTCATTGTGAGATTATCGATATTAGAAAGCCGAGCAAGACGATTATATGTACATACGACCATCAACCGAGATTATTTGTTCCCCTTCAAAATAAAAATGGGTATTATATCAGATGTATTTTACCAGATGAGCTGAAACAGATTCAAGGATTTCCGTCGGATTTCAAACTACTTGGTAATAAGAAAGAAAAAATCAAGCAAATCGGAAATGCGGTTCCACCTCCTCTTATTAAACAAATCGTAGAAAAAATCTTACTTATGTAAATTACTGCCAATAACAAAATCCTAATAAATTCTAATAACTCGTCTCTTTTTTTACACAACACCTGATGACAGTGTCATTAAAGTGTGTGCTGCTGCTAAATCATCCTCATTAAGTGCGGTTTCTAGATGTGGTAGTGGTAGGTTCATTCCCAAAAACCTGGCAATATTTGCCTTGAATGTTGGACGAGGATACACCTCCATAATACCAGCCAAATTTTTCTTGTTTACTCCACGCGCATACTTGTCCTTCAATGCCGTCAACTCATCAATGTAGGTGGCAATCCAAGGGGAGTCCTTGACAAACTCGTGTCCATTGATGTAGAGTAATCTAGGAAGAATATTCTTGTCTGGTGTGCGCTTATATTCTTTTCCAGTAAAGAAGATGACGTAGTAAATGTCTTTGGACGGACAGGTATCGTTGAAATAAATGACTGTGTTGTCCGTCTTCTTTATTTCAAGATTTAATCCAATTCCTCCAACATTTCTAAAATCCTTGGACTGTTGGCTTCCCGCTTCCTCAAACGAAAGTTCGAGTGAGACAAGGACTTCTCTAATTTTTTCAATCACTACACGCTCACTAATTTGCGTGTTTCCATTTTCTGTTTTGGTGGACTTGATGAACTCTTCATTCACCGCCTCGTCCAACTTCTTCGTAATACGCTCAAATAATGCTTTATGCTCGTCCATTTTAACTAATCTTATCGTTGATTTACTGATAATGATTGCTTCAATTTTTTTCATATACATCCTTTTCCAATTCAATACAAGTTTCATCTATTTTTTCAACGATTACTATTTCTATATTTTCGGGAACCAATGTCATATCCAAATATCCAAACACATCTTTTAAGATATGTAGCTTGAATTTGAAATCGCAGTTGTCGACTATACATTTTCCAGTCCATCGTTCTAATGGTAATATCTCATTCAAAGAACTGATACGCCCATGAACACGTTGATATTTCGATTCTCGTTTGCCTGGTTTTCCGGATGGGCATTTCATACGCCATTCACAAGAAAGAGCATTGATATGGTCTGGAAAGCCGGATAACATGGCACATATTTCCCAGGCACCCCCTTTGCCGTGAGTCGCCCTAGCACCTCCTTTAATTTCTTCGTTGTGTTGTCTAAGGCGTCTCATCGGATGATTTGTAGAACCGTTATAAGTATTGTGCTTAAACTGTTCTAATTTATTCCTTAAAATATAACAATACCACATATATTGTTATATTTATTAAAAAATCACATATACTACTTCATATCACTCATATTGATGTCTAAATATGTATCGTCTTTACATCCCAAAAAGCTTGGCCATAAATGACTTCTTTGTTTGAGATTTGGATTGTCTACGACCTTTTCGGTGGAAATATTTATCGCCTTTATGCGTGACAAAATCTTTTCTTCCTTTGCGTGTTTTGGAAGGCATACCTTTTTTGAAATGTCTTTTGGATCTTCTTTTACCACCAACCATTTGGTCAGCATCGGGATTATATTCGGATTGACCTTCTTCTTGAATACCCATATCGATAGGAGGAGGAGGTGTTTGACTTCTACCTTCTTCTGCTGATTGTAAGTCAGAAATACCCGTTTCAATATCCATGTCTTCCGGTTTTACACCTCCGCGCTTTACTCTTCTTGAATGAGACGCGCGTCTCTTACGACCACCATGTTTTCTTTGTGTTCTTTTCTTGTAAGAAGCCATTATATTATATCTAAATATAAATATTTATACATTCCAATGATTATTTTTCAGTAAACATATTCTCAAACTCTTCATCTGTTTCAGGGACCTCCATCCTACATCTATCCAATATGAACGCAGCCAACATTATGTTGTTCTTGTAGTAGCTGTTTCTACGAGACATTTGCTTCATCTCCTTTATAAGAGATTGGCTTTGGGTCATTAAAATAGTCACAGTTGCCTTCAGTTGTTCAATGGTATAATCTTTCCTTGCCGGGTCGGATGATATAGGCAGCGTCTTAAACATACCTATCAGGTTCTCTAATTTATCTATTTCAGCTTGATATGTGGGGGATACCTTTGGTCTCAAAATGTCTTTTAACACCTTTTCCCCTGTCTCATCATCACTTTCAGTCTCACTTCCACTGTCACTTGTGACATCATACTTCATTGTGGGTTGTTTCTTTACTTCTACCTGAACTTTGTTATCTTTTCCAAATGTCATATTAATATCATAATTATTCTCCTTTACCATATGTGAAGGATGGGGTGGGTTAATCATCGGAACAGCATCTGACTGTTTCGGCGCATTAACCATTGGCTTAATATTAATCTTATTGGTCGCATTAGTCACAGTCGGAGGGACGGCACTCGATTCTACTTGACACTTATCCTGATGTTTGTGAAGAGAAGCAACACCCTTATATGTCTTTGAGCATTTCGAACACTTGTGAATTATCTTATTGTCAGTCATCTACATCTATATGCCGATATGTATTTAAATGTATTTTTATTACATTATTATTATGAAGCACGTTGCTTGTGGAATTATGTATAATGAACATAAGCAAATATTGATGGGAAAACGCCATCACAGTGGCCCGTATCCAAACATATGGGAATTTCCAGGTGGTAAATTAGAAAAAGGCGAATCATTAGAAAAATGCCTTCAACGCGAATGGCAAGAAGAACTCAATCTTTCTATCGCGATTCATACTAAACTCGTAACATTTACCTCCGTAACCGAAAAAAATACAACCTGTCATTTTTTCATCGGTCGAATTCTCGATTTACCCAATTTAGAAATGAATGTTCATGAACGCGTCGAGTTCTTCTACCCAAGTGAAATGAAACAATTACAACTATTCAAAGGCGATGACCAAATTGTCGATATGCTGTCGTAGTGCCTTTTTCTTAGTTCCTTTTTCTTAGTGCTTTTTTTAAGCGATATTTTAATTGTCGTTTATTTTGGGGGCCAGATAAAACCGCATCATACAATCCTCGTCCAATTTATATTTCAATTGTAGAGGCATATCCTCTGTAATATGAATCTCACAACACGACGTCAATTTGTAAAATTGACACATTTGCGCAATATATTTGATGCCAAAAGACGTTTTGATTTCTTTTCCTTCCACAACCGCGAGTAAATCTATATCATCTGGCGTAATCACTACATTCATAGTTCCTTCACCTGAACTTGACTCTAATGAGACTTGATTTTCATCACATGTAATATTCAAGGTTTCGTTAAAATTCGCCAACTCATCTATTAGAGTTTTGAATTTCTTAGAGTCCATTTCAATATCCACCTCATAATCCATGGATGGTATATGTAACATATCTGTGTCTATATCCATTAGAGGCATCTTAAGATATTTGTTAAATTCACCCTTTTCATCACTCGTAAAATCAATCTCCAAATCTTCGTCATTCTCACTGTGAATCTGAATAGATTGTTTATCAGAACAAATGTGAAGAATCTTGTTAAAGATGGGAAGCGACAAACCAAATGTTTGGGAATCCGTTATATCCCATACTTGAAACCACGAAGCCTGAAGAATTAATTCATATACACATATATGACTACTATCCATTCCTTGGATATATAATCTATTCGGTTCGATGTTAAGCACTAATGACTCGGTAAAATTCTTTAAATGATTGAATATCGTAATAAATATATCACGTTTTTTCTTATCTGTAATTTCAAAACGCATAATAATAAATAATAATATAGATTACTATTTATTACGGTTTCATATTATATAATTAGATACAGTGTTATACAGTATTTACGGCTCTATTTTTACTGCCTTGGAATTGTCGTAGGTTAAATGCTACATTTTTTGATAATCCGGGCGCTATTTTTTGATTTACTCCACACAAGCGTTTGTTTTTTGTAGCTATCGGAAAAGGATACAATAATTGGGTCGATGCCATATGTATATATATTGGCAATATTATTTATTTACCTACCTACCTACCTACCTACACCTACGTTTTCGCCGGCCGATTCGAGCATTCGTTTGGCTCTTCTAGCAATTTTAGCGTAATAGCTTTGCTTGTGAGCAGGTCGACTTCTCTTTGAGGTATATGATTTTTTGGGCTTGCCCCATTCCTTTGCTCTAATGTAAGCAGCCCATACTCCCTTCTTATTTACTTTACACGTGTCGGTTGTACATATGGGAAAATTGGGATGTTGTTTATTACCGATTGTTTTTGTTCCTAAAAAACATTTTTTACCACACTTTTTATACATACGCGTTCTTGCGGCTCCTTGAGGCGCTAGCTTTTTCCATCCTGCCCAATGTAATGCCTTACGTGTTTTACGTGTTTTACGTGTTTTACATGTTTTATTGTGTATACGAGCGCATCTTATACTCTACATGTATAAAAACTGGTTGTGTACGATGAACAGTGCTTTTTCGCAAATACACGTTCTAAATTAAAATTGATTTGGTTTTTGATAAATGAACTGTATGTATCATTTGGAATAGTTTATGTGATATAAACAACCGCACTATGGATATTAAATCTCAACGTAATACACGACCTTATGGAGTAGTGTCCGAGGAAGAGGAACGATGTAATGAATGTGATGAATTGTCTGTTCAAGAAGCATGTAACAAGTGTGGTGAGGGAGTCTGTTTATCAAAGTCTTGTTGTGAAGTCTTTCCTCACTATAATAATAGTAAATATACTATATGTAGACAATGTACAAATTCCATAGATAACAAGTTGCGAATTGTGATAAATTATGGGGAATTGAGATTATTGAAGCAAAAAATAAATAAAAAAATAGAGAAAAAAATAAAGCAATTAGAGGGAGGAGCAAAGGCATAGGCTTAGGTATTTTGAGAAAGGGTATTGGTGATGGGATGGAGGAACAAGAAGAAGAAAACAATCATATTTGAAATAGTTGCTATTGGTTTGTTGGGGTTTTGTTTCTTTTTTCATAAAAATATAACGGAATATATTATATGGCATATAGAAATTGTTTTAAAAATCAGAGTGATGATTTAAATGGTGGCCAATACATCGGTAGAAAAAAGGCAAAAACTATATTTAAAGCATCCGTCGATTTGGCCAATAATGGTGGCGTGTATCATAAAACAACTCCTAGCGGACAAAATAAAGGGACCTATGTTGGCGATGTAAACATTAGTCGTGACGGAAAAAAATGTCTAATTGGCGCAACGAGTTATGATACTTTATTATCGGTTACTAACGGTAAATATTTAGAACAACCTATATCGTTTGATATTAAAGAGTCTCAAGACTTGTGGTCCGGATCTATTTATAAAATGGATTTAAGCGGTGTTGTATCTATCCTTTCGCATCCAGATGGAAGTGCGAACACTTTTTCCTATCCTCCACATATTCTTGCTAACCAACTTTATCCCAGATTAATACCCCCTTCAGACCAGGGACTTATCGTTGACCCTTGTTATAATGTGTTTTATAATGGTAATAATATAAGCAATCAAGGGATATGTTATGTTAATGATGAGCGCGCTTATCAACAATATCGCAAACTTATACCGTTAACTGAAAGATATATCAAGAATTATATTCACTCAAAAAATGGCTATGTTGGAAACTATTATTATCCAAACTCTTTTTCATTTGACTGTTGTAATAACTACGTGGCATCCTTAGCTGGAATACAACAACTAACTATGTTAGAAGAACTAGAATTATTTACAAATAGTATTCAGGTAAAATCAGTTTTTAAAAATATTTCTGATGTAAATATTTACTCGATTACATCAACTGTAACTATTCCGGCGGATGTAACTACGATAAATAATAATATAACTTATCTAGAAGATTATAGAATTATAATTACTGTACCAGGAAATACATTATCTAGTATATCCTCTGTTGACCAGAACAATATTATTAATAATTTGGTACAACTATATGCTGATTTATTAAATATAGATAGTACTCTAATAAGTGTTACATTAACATCTGGTTCTATTATTGCTACTATTGTAATAAATTCTTTGGCTCCAGAACCGGAACCTCAACCTGAACCAGAACCGGAGCCTGAGCCTCAACCTGAACCAGAACCGGAGCCTGAGCCTGAGCCTGAGCCTGAGCCTGAGCCTGAGCCTGAGCCTGAGCTTGAGCCTGAACCAGAGCCGGAACCAGAGCCGGAACCAGAACCAGAACCAGAACCAGAACCAGAACCAGAACCAGAACCAGAACCAGAACCAGAGCCTGAGCCTGAGCCTGAGCCTGAGCCTGAGCCTGAGCCTGAACCAGAGCCGGAACCAGAACCTGAACCAGAGCCGGAACCAGAACCAGAACCAGAGCCTGAGCCTGAGCCTGAGCCTGAGCCGGAACCAGAACCAACAGCTGATTGTTATACGAATATTTTTTATACATATGATGGTGATGATACACCTACTAATGGTACTACTGGTACCGCGCGAGGGCAGAGTTTTACAATGCCTGAAACAGCTATGGTTGGAAAAATAACAACTACATCTATTGGTGGTACTGGACAACAGTTCATAAATGGAATTAAATCAAGTTATGTAAATTTAAGAGAATTTGTGAATAATAACGAAACTACTAATCCTAATGCGTTATCCGGAACTATTTTGGCTACATCAGGGTATGGTACAATAATTGAGCCGTATGATGAAAGCGACTATTATCCAGACATTCAATTTATATTCACCCCTATACAACTTACCATTGGAGTAAAATATGTAGTAGAATGGGTCGTAGGTACTGGGCTTACTATTTATGTACAAATCTTCGGGACATATACAGGAGGTCAAGCTTATGATATTGATGGAAACAATCTCGAGTTAGAGAGGGATAGTCCTATGGGAGTATGGAAAATCTGTTCTTAGACAGAACCATAGCCAGAGCCAGAGTTAATACTGGTATAGGGATGTGATGGCCATAGTAAATGACCAGTTATTACCATTTAAATTAACAGTATATCCTTGGTCATCAACAAGACGAACACGAAATCGTTCCAAATCCACCGGCCCAAAATAAACACGTTCCGCGTCATCCAAATTGAAATCGTCAATTAACATTTTCCCAGGAGATAGACTATTCACGCCACGTAAAGGTAAAAGTGCCAGTACATTCGTGTTTGTCGGAGCAGATAAACGATTGCGCTGTGTTTGAGAACGTGATTGTGTAGTGGAATTAAGTGTGAATAATTGAGCCTGGGTAAGTCGTCTAGGTGCGTTTTGAACATAACTAGGTGTTTTTTTACTTGAATTTTCAGCATTCGTACATCCCGTAATAGAAGTAGCCAAGTCAGCGTTCCAATAATTAGGAATTTCAACATATTTTTGAGTGGGTGTAATTCCGACAAGACCTTTATTCAAATGATTTTGCTGGTAATCGTCCAATACTAGTAAAAAGTATTTGGGTCCGAACACATCTATAAATGCTTCGGACCTGATATTTCCACCGGTAGCAGCCACTGTGTATATCATCTCACCATATAATGGGTCTGTATTTGGAACAGTCGTATTACCACGATATCCTAATATCCAACCCAAATTATTATTAAATTTTGGCGTCGTCTTACAGTTTGGGTCGCATGACAACTGTCCTGTGGGGTCGTAAAATGTAATTGTAATAGGAGAACTAGTATTGTTTGTTATAGTCGTCTTTCCATTAATCGGATTATATGAAATGTCTATGTTTGACATTGACCCAGATATACTTGTTTGAATTGCTTCAACCAATTGCGTTTGGGAATAATTACCAGAATCTATAGAAACCGCACTACTATCAATGAAAAAACAGTTATTACTTCGCCATTCAGCATCAATAAGATACCATGTATAGGGTATTTGATAGGCAGTAACGTTGATACTAATCGCATTGTGAATCGGGTCACTCAAATCGAGTGTATAATTAGTAGGTGATGTCACGCTGTCTGGGTCAGGATTAAAAGGAGCAATGTTTTCTCTATATTGACTGTCTATGCTCACTATTCGCGAAGTCGTATTTTTAAGATTCGGGTTGAGTTGTCCTTGTGTGACAGGCAACTGATAGGTATTATTGACTCCTAATTGGTCTCTGTTCATAACAAAATGATCATTTTGTTTGAATATTTGAACTTGCTGTTTTCTATCCGTTGTTTTATTGGCCTGATTCGGGTCAGTCTCTTTTTGAGATATAGACTGGTTCTGCCATAGATTTCCTAGCTGGGAGGTTTCTTTGTATTGAATGTTTTCGGGTTCGTCATAATCAATATCTTCCAAGAGCTGGTTCTGAGCTTGTTGGAAAAAATTGGCTAAATCATAGTTGTCTTCGCGTGTATAACGATTGATAAGAGGAGTAGTAGCCTCTATAATGTCGTCGTATGTAACTTGTTCGCGTTCTGATAAATTTAATAATGATAGAAGATCCTCTTGACTATAATTATCAATATTTAAATCAATATCGGTTGAATCCATTATAATAATTGTATATAATGATTCAGTAATTAGTTTTTAATTTAAAAAATATAATATTACTAAAATATTCTAATTATAATTATAATTGTATTTCGTGTCTGTCTGTTTTTGAAGTTGGTCATTCGTTCATTCGTTCATTCGTCCGTAAATATGTACGAAACATTTTATTAAAACATTGGGCGAAATTAAAATCATATTTGTTATATACTATCCAGTCGGATAAGGCAGTTATACCTTGAGCGCGTTTACAATGACGTTCGCCTTTAAAGAGCAATTGTTCCAATACATTAATTACCCGCATATCATACTCGTCTGTTATTTGGGAAGCAGCTAAATGTTTGCTGCCTCTATAAATATAACGGTTATAATCCATATCATCGTATATTCTATAATTTTTATCCAAAATAAGACGGTTTTGTATCAGTCCAATACCTTCAATTTTATTCGTGGAATTATTCATCTCAATGACATATACCTGACTTTCTAGAGGAATCGTTTCTTTGATTTTTATAGGCGTTCCATATAAACAAGCGAGTTGTCCCAACTTCTTTTTATAGTTCACATTTTGCTCATATGTTTTCTCGTTAAATCGAGTCGTAGCAATTGTTTTAATATTCATTCGTCAAGTGTTAATCAATATTACAAATAAATTTCCGTTTTCAATTTTTTGCCAAATGTCTCCCTTTTAATCGAAAATATAATATGGCAAATGCGATACTAAAATATAATATCACCAGTCGTAATGTTCCACTATATCGGGTATCTTCATTAATCGGATACCCAAACATTACTAAATAGGGGTCTACTACATTTATAAAATTCTCGCTATTCAATTTATATTCCACATTGGAAACAAAACACCCTTTTAAATAGATGAATAAGCCCCAAACAGAGAGAGACCCTACCAACGTAATAAGACCTAGCCACAATGGCGCAAACAAATATATGAAATAGGCCAAATAGGCGAGTGTAAAATGTAGCGATTTTATTACAAATGCCCAAATATGATTGTTAGTTTCTGTTCCCGATGTTATCTCGTTTATCTTTTGATAAAAGTAATTTGCCAATTCTTTCCTACAATTTCTTCTATATGTATCTTCAAAGTATTTATCCATTATATTTATTTGCTACTATTTTTTATTCGACGAAACCTATTTGTTGGATAGTGGTAGTGCCTTTTTCTTAGTTCCTTTTTTTAAGCACAATTTCTTGTTATGCCATATTCGTAAAGGCTTCTCTAACCGATTGAATGTCCTCTTTATATGTTACGCCGTTCCACAGTCCAGTTGTTTTGAACAACTCTAATTCTAGTTTGCCTTGACCAATAAGCAAATTTAAAAAATTGGGTAACATTGCTTCGACCGAAGTATTGTTATGGTTCATTTCCTTAAATTCTTGTAAAACAGATGCCATACTCGATAATACCGATGGTTGTAATAGTAATAGGTTTACACTCACATATTGATTTTCTAACTCGTCTAACTTATATTCGCTCTTGTCTATGTTTAACCTTTCTTGTAGTTCTATCACTCTTCCTTCTGTATTTACATATATAAATCCTCTATTTGCTTTTTTATTATCAGGTAATGTTGTTCCTAACTTGAACCCAATCATATAATTTCGTGATGTGTCGCATTCGGCGCGAATCATTTCAAATGTTTTGGCGTCATATAGGTCGTCACTATTTAGTAATAAAAAGGGAGTATGAATATAACTGGTTGCGGAAGATACGGCGTCTGCTGTTCCCCATGGTTTTGTGCGAAATGCCGGTATTTCTTGAATATTATAGGTAATGTTGTTACATATTTCGTATTTTTGATTTACCTTGTTTACTTCTTCCATTATTTTTTCCTGGTTTTCTTCGTTTACTGTCAAATGGATATGTACTATATGAATACTTTTCATCATTTGCCTAATGGATATTTCAAATAAACTTTCATCGTTTGGACCAATTTTACTTAACATTTTGGGCTCACCTCCAAACCTAGATGACTTTCCTCCTGCGATAAATAACAATGTCAACTCGTTCATCATATATCAGTATGTCACATTGTGTTTATTATTCTTACACACATAATAAAATAATTATGTATACATATTATTCGAAAAACTTGTATTTAATCCTATAATATCTCTCTACGTATTCTTTTTCTTCCTTGGTAAGACCCATTAGTTTATATATGTTCATTGTCTTTTCACTGAACATTCTCATCGCCTCTGGTATTTTCGAGAAATCGGGAATGAATTCAAATACATACTTCTCTAAGTAACGCATTCTATATCTAGTAGTCTCAAATAAGAATAAAATCAATCCAGTAGAGAGAAATTCCTTTATTAGTTTCATTTCACCCATTGTTTTATTTTTTATTATATAATTATCTCTCGATGAAATTCCATAAGAACCTTCTTTATCTATATACGGAAAACCATACATCTTGTGTGCCATTATTATCTTGGGTTCTCCGTAAAAAGACAATTCTTCATTGCTATATTTAAACTGAAGTTCTGGTTGTTTGGTCTCCTTATTTAATAGGGTGGTATTTACATTTTGAAAAGGATAGTCGAGAGAAAATACATTGTTTAATTTAACTCCCTTCTTTGGCATATTTGTTTTTATTACATTTAATTTGCCGTATTTCTCTCGTAATAGTAAAAACTTGTTTACTATGGAGGCAAAACAAAGAGGAATGGGAATGTCTTTTATCAACGTAAACTGGGTATAATCTTGTTTTAATTCGTCATATAATTCTATCTTATTGTTCGGACTATGTGTTATTAATTTATCAGCATTTTCTCTCTTTGTCAATAGAAAATAACAAATTGGTGTCTGAACATGATAGTCGAATAGTTTATTTACTTCGCTAGAATCGAGCGTATGTAATTTTTCTATACGATGGGTTAATAGCAGTTCATACATACCCGCCTTGTCCGGTTTCATCCATATGGATGGTATAAGAACATTCATCTTCCCGCCCTCCTTCAAGAGAGAAATGTTCTTTTTAATAAATTCGGTCCAAATTGTATTCCCGTCCTCTTTTTTACTAGTAGAGTTTTTTGTAGGCACCTTCTTCACACCATTACAATTATACGGCGGGTTGCCAATGATATAATCAAAATGGTAATCAGGGGTCCATTGAATATAATTCTCCTCCACGATATTGGCTTTTTGGCCAAACGTCTGTCTTAAATACGAAACATTGTCTTTATTTATTTCTATCATATAAATCATATGATTAATTATGTGTTCTTTTCTCTCTTCGTCGTCCGGAATACTTTCTTTTAGATTTTTAAAAAGAATGACAAATAAACAAATACTGTAGTTTCCATGACCGGAACCGGCATCTAACCACTTGAACTCTTTGTTTTTAAAGTCTTGCTCTGGAATGATGGACAACATTTTGTGAATGAATTTGTAGGGTGTATTTATCTCCCCATACAGGTCTTTTAGCATGACATCATAATTCAAATATTCTGGAATACCTGCTTCTAAAGTAGACGTATTGGTATTTAAACTAATATTTAAAAGTGACATTAATATTAGTTTAAATTATTTATTCAGCTGTTTACCTCATTTTAGTTTTATTTCTTTTTGCGCGTTTTATTTCTTTTCTCTCTGTGCTTCCTAGTTTTTTCCTTGTTCAATACTTTCGAAGTAATCTCTTTTTCTTGCTTAATAATCATATCTACAATGTTCTGGTAAAAGTTACGGAAATTCTTCTTCTCCTTTTTTAATTCTTCATACGAAAACCACCTTATATTTGACTTTTCTAACAATCCATTATCCAGTTTATGTTTTACATGAGGCAAATAGCGGGAGAAAAATTCATAATTATTTTTATAATAAGTCGGTAGCCTTTCATCATATTCCATTTTAAAGATATACGTGGAATATTCTTTGAATTTTATAGTAGCGATTTTATTCTTTTTAACACGTTTCCTTAATTGTTCCGCAGAACCCAAGAAGCCATTTATTTCCTCTGAACCCTCTCTCAATGCCGTATCAAAATGCGTTTCACCTTCCTCATGGCCGCCGCCAAAATCAGCCCAACCTGGTGTATCATCTAATTCATTTTCTTTGCCAAATAAAAAATAAAGCCTGTCGTTTTTTATTGCTACAGGTAATAGTCCTCCACCCATTATTATAACACGATATTTTTTATTGAACCAGAATATAGATTGTGGTATGCGGTATGCGATAAATGATAAATTAAGATTATTTATCATTTATTTATTATTTATTTACATTGGTGGTTATACCATTGATAATTTATCGTCCCAGCCCAAATTCTTTCTTGTAACAATCTATTTAACGTAGAGAATACTTGGTAATGAAAGATTGTGTGAATTGAGGTTGTTCCGTAACTCCTGAAGGAGACTCAATCGTAGACTTAATAGCTAATACATCACCTGGTAACAAGGGAACATTTACACCGACCAATTTTCCATTTAGAACATTGGCTTGTTCTTGTGTTAATGAGTCAATTGTGATGACATATTTAATGCTGAAGGTGCTACCAATAGTAGAAGCTACGCCAGTTTCATCTTGATTAATGGCAACGCTACGATTGATGCTCTCACCCTTTTCATTGACTGTAAATGTAACACTATCTCCAACCTCATAGTACAATTCATCTTCACTTCCTACAGTTCCTGGTTTGGCAGCTGCCTTTAATGTAATATATTCAATCTTTGCGCCACAATAGTCTGTTCCATTTGAACCATTTACACCATTAGAATTTAGGTTAGAACCATCACATGTGATATCTACGATAGCCTCACTGTATTTGTTATCAACACCATTCTTTACAGCTCGTACATTGTCAGTTACACCACCACTGAATAAGTATGGAATATCAGTAATTAGGATATCTAATACTTTATTATCCATATTATTTAGTTCAAGTTCATCTTGTGAGTCTGGTGTCGATGATAGCGTAAATGTTATGTGTTGCGTCAGGTCTTCGATGTTTTGTATTATTACCACATCACCTGGTTGGAAACCTGTCCCAGAGTCGGGAATCATAACTGTTAATCTTACTAAGGTTGTATCATGGATATCACTGTCAACACGTATCAAAGCACCTAAACCAGTGCTATTTGCGCTGGTAGCATAACCAAAGGCACCATCTGTGAAAATTGGGGCAGAAGTAATAGTACGCAGATCGTCGATACCTCTAATCTCCTTTGGTTCACCATTTAATAAGGTAGCATCCTCACTAGTGATTTGCTTAATTATTGTCTGATAATTATGTGTTATACGAATCCAATCACCCCCCATATAACCACTACCTGGGCTTAAGACATTTAATTCTACAACAGGGTTCACATAATTGGGCATAGTAGTATAAGCATATACGGTGGCGCCGCTACCTCCTCCTGAACCAGAAGCGATGGGGGCGCCAGTAGCATCCTCATAACTAACAACATCATTTGTTGACGCATTTTCGAATACTATACCACCGGTCAAACTATGTGTCAAAGCATTTGAACTATCTACTAGACTACCGCTACCGGCTGTATCGGTTAATATATATTCTTCTCCCGCATTTAAAGCCTGAATAAAACTGGCATCGAGTATGGAACCCGATAAATCAATTGTTTGACTAACAGAAGTACCATTCATATTGGTAAGAACAATGGTATCAGATGATGAATAGGCTACAGAACTATTGTAACTACCATCTCTGACTGTTATTTTCTTAACCCATGTACCATTATTACCTACGTGGACTTCTGCGATAGCACCTGTAGCACCCGCAGCAGTAGACACTGTACAAAGAATGGTTTCTGGCACTCTTCCGTCCGTTGAATACATAGACCTGGTAGTTACAGTCGCAGATAAGTCAATGATATTCAATATTGTTAGACCATTTAAAAAGTTTGCGTCCATCCTGGTCAACGATAAATCGATTGTTTGGGTAGGATTTGCCTTATTTGTAATTCGAATTCTATCATTCATTTCGTAGCCAGAACCAGTAGTATTAACTATAATATGAGGAATACCAGCAACACCATTATAACAAATGTCAGTGCCTAGATTATCGGTATTGACGTCTACTATAGCACCAGTACCGCGTATAGTTGTGTTATTGGATACATTAAAACCAACAACAATACCACTGGAATCAGTATTAAATACAGCAGACGAATCAATTACTTTGCCGGCAATCGTAAGAACACCGAGATTTAATTTGACAGCATCAGTAGCAGTTAATGTATGTGTAATAGTGGCATTCTGTTTAGAGACAGTCAATGTATCGCCTGTGGCGTATGCGTTATATCGCAAATCACCACCACGTTTAGTTACAGTCATTTCTTCAAATACAGCAGCACTGGAATTATCAGTATATGAACCAATTGGAGTACAAGAAACATCTACTGTTGAACCAGTTCCAGTAACAATGCCGTTTGCGTCAGCGACATAGTCCATACAAACTACAGTGGCATCGGAGGTAAGGCCTGGTAAAAACAAACGGTTCGTGATATAAGCGTTTGTTCCGGTATGGTCTTGATTTTGACCATTTCCAGCTGGGTCAGTAGTTGAGAACAACACATCTTCGTTATTTCCGCTTTGGTTAAGGGTATTTGCTTGAACATCCAATATACTAGGGAATTCAACAAAGCGTTTGCTCTCGTCATAAAAATCACCTGACTTACATACAATCAATCTATCTCCAAATTTGTACTTACTACCCTCCTTTGTTAATATCATATCTACAATTGTGTTTTGGTCAGACAAAGTAACTTTTACTTCAGCCTTATCATATGAATAAAGTGGTGGTCCCATTGAGATTGGATGCGCGTTAACGATGTGAACAACCCAATCTTCAGTGGTTTGGTTTATTCCAGGTGTTTTTGTAGAATCATAACCTAAGTGTCCATTTGGTACATTATCGGAACCAACGTCGGTGTAAATTTTTGCGCCAAATTTCAATTCAAATCTCTCAGGATACTTCTTGAGAATAGTGTTGGCTAATTTCTTAACAACATCCACATCATTGACTAGGGTGTGTGAGATATCATTCATCAAAGCGTTCGTTTTGGCAATGACTTCTACCAAAGCTCCGTTATAACTTTCTTTTAATTGAGGAACATTGGAAAATAAATTCGCACCTTCGGCATAACCAAATACTGTCTCTGCTAATGTGCCTAAATAATCATTTTGTAAATTATATTGATGGAATCTAAGTGTTGTATTTTTTGGAGATTCAAATGGAATATCAGTAAACGCACAATCAGTATTACTTTTAATACCAAACATCACATCACCAGCATAACCACCATTGGAGTATGTCTCATCAGTAGAGGCCTTGCCTCCAATAAATTGAAACCATTTTTGAACATCTGCGGCATTAAGGGTGTTAACTACACCATCTACGTTATAAGTAACGTCGGGTCTCTCGTCCATCTCAGAAACTGGTCTCTCACCAGATACACCAACCTGGGCTGTTTCAGCTAAATCGTTCAAGTAAAAAGTAGGTTCACCACCTATCGGAACAATAGTTGTCGGCATTATAATATAAAAAAATATTATAAAATTTTCCCAAGAAAAAATATTTGTCCTTAAATTGTCCTTAAATTGTCCTTAAATTGTCCTTAAATTGTCCTTATTACGCGTTACATTATTTTGTAGTATATTGTCATTCATTCATTTCAATATATATTTCATGCTAAAGATTTAACTATTTCAGTTATACTATCGTTGAAAACATATTCAAAGCATCGATTCATTTTGTTAGTAACATTATTACCCATTTAATAAAATAACATCTGCGACGGTTAACACCGTAGATATGGTTTGATAATTATTTTTAATAATAAGCACATCTCCTTCTTTGAATACAATTTGAACAGTTTTTCTGTCTATTTCAACGATAAGTTTTAAGATTGGATTAATTAATCCTAACGAGTCGGTATTTTTTGCTTTTGTACATGTTACGCCAATCGTAATACCTGGAACATTACCTAAATCTAAACCAGACCTCATTTGAACATCATTCGTAATAGCGTCATCGAAATAGATTCCACCGGTCAAAGAATCGGTCAAAGCGTTGGAAGATTCTACCATACTAGTATTTCCATCAGCGTCAATCAATACATACTCCTCCCCTTTATTTAACGCATCTATAAATTCTGTATTGTTAGTTAGGATTGAACCAGACAATTCGATAGTTTCCAAAGGTTGATGAATATTTGTAATTACAATCGTATCATTTATCGTGAAATTTATTCCATTTGTATTACCATCTCTTACTCTAATACTCTTTATCCATGTGCCATTATTTGCTACATCTATTTCAACCACGCTTCCGTATTGTGTGATCCCAAGAATTTTTTCAGGGACGCGACCATCACTGGTAACAAAAGAACGTGTAATAATAATCGGTTTACCATTGAGTAAATCTAATTCAAATATATTAGGAACGGGAGCGGGGACGGGAACGGGAGCAGGGGCAGGAGCAGGGGCAGGAGCAGGGGCAGGAGCAGGAGCAGGAGCCGGAGCAGGGGCAGGCGCGGGCGCGGGCGCGGGAGCAGGAGCCATATTGTCTCCACAACCACATGAAGTCGGTCCTTCTTCCAAAGATTTAATTATTTCAGCCAATTTCTGAGCATCAAATACACCACCAATTGGAAATCCATATTTGGAAATATATATTTTAACTTCTGGACGAATTTGAGCAAACACTGTCATTGTAGCAGTACCTTCTAGCAAAACTCCTGAGCCACCACCATTACATTGTGTTTCTAACAATTTGATTTTTGCTTTCAACATATAAATTTCATCTCGCTGTGATTTTTCTAAAAGCGTGGTTTTATACAACCCATCCAAACAACTATTTATAACTTCCCAAACCTTTGTATATCCAAAAGAGTCTTCATACGATTCGTTAAACAATGCCACTGATAATTTACTGTAAACCTCATATGTTAATTCTTCATGTAACTGAGCAAAATTACCAGATGAATATAATTTCAACAAATGTTCCAAATCTTTACCTACACATGAATATAATTTGAATAAAACTAATTCCAAATCTTGGTGACATTTATCATTGTATATTAATGGAATAGATACTTCACGCAATGAAGCAATAAATAATTCCAATTCAGTTATATTATCATACGTTAGGTCAGGTAAAATTATATTATCAGCATGTACATCTTCAATATATTTTTTGTATATTTGTAGTAAAGACTCAAATGTTGTAATAATATTATTAAGTATAACTTGATAGTTCGGACTAGAGGATAGTTTTAGTTTATTTAATTCAAATATTATGATATTATATTCACGTTTAAGTGTATTACAATCTATATTATAATCGAAATATACAATCCGATTCAATGTAAGTGAAATATATTTAATTTTCTGATTAAAATCAAACAACTCCTTACTAATTACAGCAGTACGTGACGTAGAACTATGTTTAATATAACATGTATCACTATCGTCATTATCAAAAAAAGTTCTCCTACCTTTATTGTTAGGTTTAGACTTAAACATATTAACCATCTAAAATTATTTATAGTATAACGAGACAATAATATTCAAATGTGTAAACGTCGCGTATAAAAGATGGGATTATTTATAAATTTATAATATAATTATATATGATTAAAAACACGTACGAGCTAGATGTAGAAAATTATAGCGAAGATGAGTTGTTTAAAATAATCAAATATACAGGGGACATAAATACCATAACGTCATCGGAATTAACCAGCCATATAACAAGAATGATAAATAATAGCAAGTATAAATACGACGACCAAGATACCATCAATACATTAATTGGATTTTTAAATAGTGTAAATGATAAGTTATTAAGTTATATTACTATTCGTCAAGCAGTACAATTTAAACCGTCCAATTATGATATTATTCAAAGTCAAAACCAATTACAGGGCGGTAATAATAGTGTAACGACTGAAAAAATAATACCTGTATTAAATGTACACGAATATAAATACCCAACAGGGGTAATTAATCCAATAGAACGAAGAATGATTACTAAAATAATTTCTATAGATAGCGAATTTCGAGAGGATTATAGTACATCTATGTCAAGTAATTTTATATGGTCTCTTCCAACTACTGAACACAAGGTAGTATCTATCAAATTAGTATCACTAGAACTACCCGTTATGTGGCATTCCATATCTGAATTAAACAAATCAAACACGTTTATAATAAAAACGTATAACATTGTAGGACTCCCCGACACAGTTCATACGATAGTACTACCGTCCGGTAATTATATGGCATCTGATTTTGCTGTAGCACTAACAAATTATATGTATAATAAAGGAAACGGATTACAATATTTAATATGCCAGATAAATCCGATTACTACAAAAACAATGATACGAACACGCGAAAATATAGATGGAGGAGAGAATATATATGATGTTACCGAGTCATATTATTCGCCTGATTTTTATTACATTATAGATTTTGGAGACAGTATTATAACCAGTTGTGGTGTAGAGAAAGATAATACAATAAAATATTATACTAATAACGAATCAAAACATAGACAATATTCATTGGGTACTTTTTTAGGCTTTACAAAAAGACATTATGAAGTTCATCGAAGCGACACGTATGTTGATTATGTTTATAATGGTAATAATATAATAACATATGAAGCAGTATTACAAAGTGAATCGTCGTATGGAAATAGTCATATGCATTATATATTTATTTCCATTGACGATTTTAATAGAAATTTTATTACTGAATCTATTATTGCGACAACGGGTAGTAATTCTCTTGGAGACAATATATTAGGACGTGTTTCAATTACCGAATCTTTTAATTCGATTCTGTTACATACAGCAAGTGATAAAATATTTAAACAACGGGATTATCTTGGACCAGTTAATTTAAATAAATTTCGAATCAAGATATTAGACAAATATGGAAACGTCGTAGATTTGAACAATAATAATGTTTCCATGTCGTTGGAAATAACAGAACTATATAGTATTTAGATGCCGTAAAAAAATACAAATTTACACGTCCCGTTATTTATTTCGTTTTTTTTTGTGTTGGTCCACATTTTTAAGCATTTCCACAGCAGTTTACAGTAATCCAATGTTTCTCACTTCTAGTAATTAAGTTATTAAATGTATCTACTCTATTTATAAGTTCAGTTTCATAATATGTTTCACTAATATCGTCTGAATGATATTCACAATCATGTACTTGTATTTCTACTTGCGAACAATTAGAAGAGTAATAATAATCATCGTCATAGTCTGGAACAACAGTTGCTCTACTTGATGGAGGTGTATGTAATTCAGTGTCATCGTCATTTTCTAAGTCAGCCAGAGTTAGAGGAGACATACATTGTGGCGTCATATTACTATGTTGAGACGCAGCAGCAGTAGCATTCATTGTAGAGATATTTCCGGTTTCGATATCATTATCCCAATCGCACATAGTTCGATACTTTACGGGAATGTATTCTCTCTTATAGAGTTCCTCATAAATACAAGTCATTTCGTCTTCCAAGTTACTAATGCGTTCGTTCCATGTATTTATGCCAAAAACCATATTATTTCTCTTCATCGGTTCATTGACATAGGAATTGGTGACAACTTGTGATTTGTTAGGAAGAACAATCCAATGCCACGGGTCGTCATATACCAACTTGGCTTCCATATTTGGATTTTCGACATTCTCTCTAAAAGTCATAGCAGCAGAACTATTCATATTCCATTCACTAAAATGGATAAACGCCATCTTAAACGAACTACCATCTCTTCCCGTCTTCCAAACAATATCCATATTTTTTACCTTGCCTAGTTTTAAGTTCTCAAACGTGCTAATTATTTTTTTATTGGGAATGTTATTAAAGATACGTGGAATACAAACGGAGAAGACGGACATATTTGAAATACTGTGTCGAGTATAAGTTGATGTCATCTGGAGTTATAAGTATCCTAACTTCAATTTTTTTATTAACGAATAAAAATTGAAGTATGATTATTTGAAAAAATTTTTACATATTTAGTTTAGAAAGAAATGGATTTTAAATTCAAACCACGCAAAACTGGGAAGGACAAGGAACGTCGTACACGCGAATTGTATGGAAATCACAGTACCAAGCATGTCCGTATTCAGGAACATTGCCAAGAAAATCATCTGAAAAATTTACAAGAAGAACGTTCTAAAAAAAATCATACCGGGAAATCAGGAAAAGATAATGGGAAAAGATAAATCTAAACACATAAATAATTATATGAACTGCGTGTACTACTAGTTAGTAGAGGAACATTCCTCTTTTTTTGCGCGAGTAGTGAAATAGCATTACTAACTTCCCATGACGTTTCATTACTCAATCCACATCTATTATCAAATCTCTTGGCCCTATCCATATTTTGTTGTTCAATTCTCTTCTTCTGACATCTTTGTTCATAACGAATTTCTCTTTCTGTTTGTAATGTAAGACTAGTCGTCATGTATATAAAGTATACACAACGTTTGTTTAAATAGATTTACAATAACAATATATATATAATTATATTGTTAGCAAAAATGAGTGTAAATACAATTACGTATAATCAAAACAATTCAGAATTTAGTAAATAATTGAAGTAGAATATAATTTACATATATTTACATAAATTATATTATGACCGACTACTTAGATACAATCAATTATAAAGATACTATACCCTATATACCACCCATTACATATGGAAAAGTTATTAAAGTGTATGATGGAGATACAATTACGATAGCAACCAAACTACCCTATGAGAACTCTCCTGTATATCGGTTCTCCGTAAGAATCAATGGAATTGATTGTCCCGAAATGAAAACATACAATCAGAATGAACAAATATGCGCACATATGGCAAAAAAAACAGTATACGACCTTGCGTTTAACAAAATTGTCTACTTACAAAACGTATCATTAGAAAAATATGGCCGCATATTAGCGGATGTATTTGTAGACGACATATCAATTGGCGAGTTATTATGTGAGTGTAAATTGGCTGTAAAATATAATGGCGGAACAAAAAAATCCCCCAATGATTGGTTAGAATATTACAATACCCACGATTCATTGCTTGATAAAAACCCAGACGAACGTATTTTGAATAAAACTCTAGGGCTAGGGGAACAACAAACTATTTGGCATAAATTGGGTAAATGTATAACGTCGTATAGTTTTCGTTGTAAGTAAGTAACATTACCAACAAATGAGTCTAAGAATACATACACTCAAACATAAGAGAGCATGACCAATCCATATTATTCAAGTTTATTATTCTACCATATTCATCATATAACGTTATTCTCAATTTTTCTATACTCACTGGTCCAAAGTAATTTCTACTTCGGTTAATTTGGGAAGAAAACCCGTCTGATTCGGATGTTTGATAAACCCCTCCGGCGTTACCTCTATTAGATAAATTAATTCTGGCCAAGATATTTCGATTATTTATAGAATCACTATATGCTGACACGTAGTAATTGTTTACATTATTATTATAATCATCTATGGCTACAAATATGTACTGTGGACCTTTTATATAGAATAAACCTTCAGATACGAGTGCTGCTGGTAATATGATATTACTTCCAACAACCGACCCTGGACCGCTATCATACATATTCATTCTATATCCCAATTCCCATCCTAAAAAAAATGGTAATGGTTGATTCACTTCGGTACTTCCATTGCTATCAACTGCGAATACAAGTTGATAGTCTAAATGTCCAGAATTAACCAAACTGACCAATTCACTTTGCGTTATACCTGAAACATCCAGTGCGAATACACTTTTACCACTTGTAGAATCAACTGTATATCGCAAATTAAATGATACGTCTGATTGAATAGTAACTCCATTATATGTCGCATCTGGAGGCGTAAGGGCGACGGATGATACTAAAGCAGCATTTAAAATCGATTCTATCTCAGAACCACCCGAACCATTGGGAATATTTGTATTGTATGTTTCATAGTTTCCGTCTGGAAGTTTGACTAGCGCACTATTTTGAAATACTCCACCTGAATTATTCCAATTTACCACAAAAGCATTATTTCCAAGCGATTGGCTAATAGCATAATATGTGAGAGGTATTTCAATCGAAGCCAATCTCATATTTACAACCTTGTCAAATTTATATGGCAACGTTATTTTCTGGTCTGCGGACGACGTTTGATAGTAATTTGGTCTAAATCTAGAATCAATATTCACTGCTCGCTTAATTGTTCGATAATTGATGGGGTTTATAATTCCAGGCGGTGCTCCACCCATACTACCTAGATGTAGTCCGTCACTCGGCTTGGAATTATACGCGGCTTTGATATCTTCCTCCTTTTTTATTATGAAATGGTCATTGACTTCAACGACTGTATTTTTTAAATCACGAAACTTTTCAGAGTTGGTCGTACTCAGTTGAATCCCATTTGAGATTATGTTTGTTAATCGAAGTGAAACTGTGTCTAAAAAATTGGTTATTTTTGCTTTCATTTCACCATTCACAGAATTATCATCTACTAATTTCACATATAACTCATTTTTTTTCATTATTATATCCTCTTGTTGGTATGGATACGACAATGATAATATCTCTTCTAATTCTTTATCATTATAATCATTGACATTTAAAAGGAATGAGTCCATATATAATCTTGCTAGGTTTTTTTTAAATGAGAATAACTAAAAAATATTACAACAATTCGACTTTTTGTAGGTTTTCGGTTTTGTAAAAGTGCTGTAATTAATGTCGGTGACGACGCCGACGCCGAAGAGGACGATGTGTGTGTGGACGATTCATTCAATATTTTTATGCCAGAACAGTAATCGTCCGGGTCGTTAGTGATTATTTTACTGATAAATGATGTAAATATTTCTTCTAAATGGGTTCGAATGATTGAATGAAACCGTGTTTTACATGACGTATCCCATATATTCACCTTTATATTTCTATCGTGTAATGCGTTATATAAAGTTGTAAAATCCACACCTATTATAGAAGTTGAAAAAAACTGCTCGTTTTTTTGAATTACATTGAACATTTATTTATTTATATTAAAGACAGGTTCGAGTGTTAACTCAAAATATACATCAAGTTAACACCGTCATTCCAAACAAAAACATATTGTTTATTGCTTTGATGATAAATAAATTAAACCAATCTATCGATTATCTCCTAGCCCCTCCTCATCCACATGGTTTACCCCTTGCCGCAAAAATAGCATTCATATTAAATCTAGATGCGGTATTTAAACGTGTCGTTGGTGTATTAATAGTAGTCAAACTTCGTATGGGAGCAATTTGTTTACTATTTGATGAATTTGTTATGAAATTCATAGCTATCTTTACAGGCATATATAATACATAAATATATTCATTTTTGTATTATAAACTAAATAATAATGTTACATATAGATATCATTTTACATAAAACATAAACAAGCTCTCGTATTTGCGATACCATATGACCTCGTTTTGTTTCCTTGAACAGGTGTTAATCCAGTTGGATTTTGTGTTCTTAATGGCCCTTTTCCTTTTAATCGAGCTAAATATCTGGCATAACTTCCATGTTTTATATCTACACCTTCTCCTCCTGGCGATTGCGACCCTGGTCTATCACGCGTTAATGAACTACGAGTAGAATTTCCTCGTGAGGGAACAACGGTAATGCTCGGAATTTGCGAATTGGATGGTAACGCACGATCACTCATTTGATTCCAATTCACACCGTTATATGTTGGGCTAGGCTGCTGATATACTTCGAGTGAGGATACATTCATTACATATTCGGAGGTGGGAACCCGAACAGTATTCCATATACGTTTTTGTGTAATATCAGTTAAATTTGCCGCAGAACATGTTGACGGACCACAACCACTCGCGTCACATGTATATGTACAACCACAACTTCTACATTGTGATATATTGTATATTATTCCTCCATTACAGCTACAATCATTAACATACGTCATAATTATATACTATATTAATAATAAAATTGACAGTTAATTATTAATTAAAAATAATCTATATAAACTGTCATTATGACTTCTAAACATATCATAAATTGTCCGTGTTGTTTCAAAATTTTCAAGCGACAGGGCTGTTATGAAAAACATATTTTAATTTGCCGAAGAACAAACGAAGAAACGCTGCCCAATACAAGACAGTTATACGACATGATTACTACTCTTACAGAAAAATATAATACTGTCCAGAGTGAATTGGATAGTTTGAAGCGTCATATTTATACCAAAAATAAGAAATTAGATGTATTGAGTTGGTTAAATGAACAAAATAGACCATTGGACCAAGACCAAGACCAAGACCAAGACCAAGACCAAGACCAAGACCAAGATACATATACAGATACTTTGGCAAATAGTTGGCATACATATATGGAAAATATACACATTACTAGTGACGATTTACATCTGATTTTTAAAAATGGGTTTATCGAGGGAGCATTTGAAATTGTAAACAACTATATTCAGTCTGGTGAAAATTTAGAATTAATAAAATGTTTCGAACAAAAGAACAATATCATATATGTGTTTGAGCGTGAATGGAAAGAAATGAAACCAGACGAATTTAAAAGTATATTTGATGGTATTTACAAGAAAATGTTGGCTACGTTTAATATATATAAAACGGAGAATGAAACTAAATTAGAAGATGAACAGTTTCAATTGGAATATATGGATAACTTTATGAAATTAATATGTGCTAATATGTCATTTGAACAGAAGTGTACTCGCATTAAAAATAAGATATACAATGAGTTGAAAGAAAGTTTCAAAACGATTACCGAGATGAACATTTAGATTTTAAACGCCGGTTTTGAAACAATTATGTAATCTTTTTTCTTGTATTACTTTATAATGAGTAATAGAAGGAATTCATCTACTAACTTGAAAAATCCATCTGGATTTTCATTCACTGTAAAGCGTCAGACAAATCCATCTGGTACTAGTTCATTCGTACCTAATATAGATTTACACCCTTGGTAATTTACACCTTTGAAGATTTAAATCCGCACAAATTATGAGTGCTATTTTACACCTTCGCACATTTAAAATGGGACAAAATAATACAATAATATAATAAATTTGTATTGTATTATGAAGCATAAAAGTGATGATTATAAATTATCGGCGGTTAAATATTATTTGAAAAATAAAGACAATATTAGAAAAACATGTAAAATCTTTGATTGTAGTAAATCCGCAATACAACGATGGATACAAACATATACACCATTGAAGATTTAAAACGGAACAAAATGTCCGTAAAACAATTGGGTTTTTATTCAATTATCATAACCATATGTGATTATGATAATGGATTTTGTGATAAATAATACTAACGAATATTAGTTAACCAATGATTGTTCCAGAATAGGAATCGCATTTAGATTGGAAGACAACTCTTTCCAACACACTTTATCCAAGTTTTTTTCCAAAATAGGAATCGCATTTGGATTAGAAGACAACCAATACCAATTCACTTTATCCAAGTTTTTGGCTAAGATGTGAATCGCATTTAGATTTTTAGATAACATTTCCCAATTCACTTTATCCAAGTTTTGTTCCAAAAGATGAATTGCATTTGGGTTTTGAGACAACCAAAACCAATCAACTTTATCCAAGTTTTGTTCCAAAATATGAATCGCATTTGGATTTTTAGACAACCCACCCCAACTCACTTTATTCAAGTTTTTTTCCAAAATAGGAATCGCATTTGGATTACCAGACAAGCTATACCAATCAACTTTATCCAAGTTTTTCTCCAAAATAGGAATCGCATTTGGACTTTTATTACAAGACAACCATATCCAATCAACTTTATCCAAGTTTTTTTCCAAAATAGGAATCGCATTTGGACTTGTATTATAAGACAACCCACTCCAATTCACTTTATCCAAGTTTTTCTCCAAAATAGGAATCGCATTTGGACTTGTATTATAAGACAACCCACCCCAATTCACTTTATCCAAGTTTTTTTCCAACATATGAATCGCATTTGGATTAGAAGACAAATAATCCCAATTCACTTTATCCAAGTTTTGTTCCAAAATATGAATAGCATTTTGATTTCGAGACAAATATCTCCAATTAACTTTATCCAAGTTTTGTTCCAAAATAGGAATCGCATTTGGATTTCCAGACAAGTTAGTCCAATCCACTTTATCAATACATTTGGGTTTCAAATCACCAACTTGCTGTGTGGGTTCGATGAGAGCATTATTACAATCAATAATAGAATACATTATGATACGATATGATATGATATGTTTAACCCATTTACTATTACTATTTCTCCATCGTTCTCATATGAGTTATTTTGTTCCGTTTTAAATCTTCAAGGGTGTAAAACGGAACAAAATGTATAACAACGAATGAAACATAAAACAGAAGATTACAAAATTAGTGCGGTTAAATATTATTTAGAAACACCAAATAGTATGGACCAAGTATGCGATATTTTTGGGTGTAGTAAGACATCATTATACAGATGGATTGAAAAATACAAAACACAACATAATATTACACGGAATAACCGTTCTCATGTTTCCTATAAAATTACACACGAACAAGTCAAATACGCAATACAATTACTCAAACAAAACGAACAGATTACGATGAATGAACTACAATACCAACTACAAAGGAAACATAAAACATTAGATATTTCAGCAAGGCAACTTAATAACATTCTCCGTGATAATAACAAAACCAGAAAACGAACACGTCATTCACATTTTCCTGTTATTAGGTATAAGAAACCGATTTTCAAACAAACCGAACTGAGTAAGTTTTATAGTGGGATTAGTAAATATCATATGAATAAAATTATTAGTATTGATGAAACTGCTATACGACCTGTTATGATGAACGAATATTCCAGATGTGAATTAGGTAAGCGATGTATATTCAAAACCGATGATACATTTATGTTTCGCAAATATACATTATTAGTAGCAATCAGCAACGCTAAATGTATTGGTTGGACTATGTTTGAAACGGGTGCGATGAATAAAGAGCGATTGGTTGAGTTTATGAAAGAATACATATTTAGAAAATACAAAGACCATTTAATCGTAATGGATAATGCTGGAGGACACAGAAACAATTATGTATGGGACGCTATTACCGAAAGTGGTAATCAATATTTACATTCCGTCCCATATACACCTATTACTAATCCCATAGAAGCGTTCTTTAACCAAGTAAAACATTACCTCAAACCGAATAAGAGCGTATTACGTTATAATGAATTGAATAAATCAGTGGGAAACGCAATCGCAAAAGTAAAATCTGAAAATTATAAAAACTATTTCAATTACGCTTATGATAAGGAACAATTCAAAATACCATCAAAACATTCAACCCGTAGGAGAACGTTGAAGAAATATAAGAAGTTATAACCACATAAAAACATAATCGCATTATACTATAACTGAATTAATGCGTGAAAAATTAGAAACGAAATATCATACAGAAAGAGAAGATGTATGTGATAGACTAATTAGCATTTTAGAATTAGATGAAAATCATTCTATTTTATTGAATGTGTTAGAAAATGATACTGATAAGCAAACAAAAATATTGGATATGAAAGATGAAATACAAAAGTATTTTGCGGTCAGTTGTTTATCACCTTTCAAACCAAACGCAACGTGTAAGCGACCGTATATAAATATTCTGCGTGGTATATTAAGAAAGCAAGGATACACATTTGAATCATCGCCTATATTGATTGGATTTGAAAACGGAAAATCTATATCAACCTCAAAATATAGAATATATAAGATTATTTCTGATATTTGAATACAAATCCAGCGGAATTATTTCTTGTTCCTCTCAACACCTCACCTATTTTGATAGTAGAGGTTATATTGTGTTCTGTTTGTAAATATTCTATTGCCTCAAATTGGTAAGTAAATGTTTTTAGAAATGTCCCATCTTTTGTAAATACATCAAACTGTTTATTTTTACCCTTTTTATCTAATATATATTTTTTATTGTCTGGATTTGAATGGTATTTTTTCATTTTTTCTCCATATTCTTTTAGTGATTCGGGGTGTTCTTTGTAGTATTTTTTCCGCGCTTCTTTTAATAGTTCCATTCTTTCGGGGTGTTCTTTGTTATATATTTTCTGTGCCTCACTACATTTTTCTCTTGCTTCTGGATTGTCCTCGTAATATTGTTTCAGTATTTTACCTTGTTCTTTTCCTGCGTCTGGATTATCTATGTGGTATTGTTTCATTCTTTCACCTTGTTCTTTTCCTGCGTCTGGATTATCTATGTGGTATTGTTTCTTTAATTCACTCAATTGTTGTCTTTCTTCTGGATTTTCAAATCGTTTTTTTTGTCTTTCGCTAATTTTTACTCTTTCTTCTGGATTATCTACAAATCGTTTTTGTTGTACCTTACTACATTTTTCTCTTGCTTCTGGATTATCTATATAATATTGTTTTAGTTTCACCCCCTGCTCTTTCCCCGCTTCTGGATTGTCTTCATAATATTTTTTCCGTCTTTCACTAATATTTTCTCTTGCTCCGGGTGTTTCTTCATAATATGTTTTCAAGCCTTCACTAATTTGTTCTCTTGCTCCCGGTGTTTCTTCATAATATTTTTTCTGTGCTTCACTATTTTTTTCTCTTGCTCCGGGTGTTTCTTCATAATATTTTTTCAAGCCTTCACTATTTTTTTCTCTTGCTCCGGGTGTTTCTTCAAAATATGTTTTCTTTAATTCACTCATTTTGTTTCTTAATTCTGGATGTTCTTCATGATATTTTTTATGTAATATACTACATTTTTCTCTTGCGTCTGGATTATCTTCATAATATTTTTTCTGTCTTTCACTATTTTTGCGATTATCTTCTTCTGTATAAACATAACCATTAACTCCTTCACCACCAAGCGTCATGTTATATCCATTTCCATCCATATAATAAGATTTATACTCTTGAATATATCCTATTTCTTTTTTACATAATTCTTCAACCGTATCTGCTGTATCTATTTCTACAAGTTCAAAAGTATCTTCCATATCGTATTTTCGTAAAGCGTTATATACACATTGTGTTTTACCATTTTTCGCACAAAGTGTATGTTGTTTTTGCCGGTCTTCCAACGAACGACGCGTTAGACCAATATAATGTTTTCCATTAGGAAACTGTATTTTGTAAATAGAACCGACAGACATATTGTATATATTACATACTAACATTATATACTAATCAAATCAATTTTATAATAAAGTATATAATGTTTAGGAATAAGTAAGTTATTTGTTTATTAATAAACAACTTAAAAATAAAATGTTTAGTAAGTATATAATGGTGAAGAAGAAAAATGAGGAACCCGCCATAATAAAACCAAAGGAGAAGGTTGTTAGAAATGACGTATCACTTCGTAAGGAAGCAAACAAAAATACAGATTTTACCTGTATCAAGTCTTCGTGGAAATCATTCTGTAAAAACAATCTTTTAGCAGACACGATTGTTGAGGATATTTTACCCAAGATAAATACCATATGTTTCTTATCCTACAAGTTGATAAACTTCCACTTTACTCGTCTTTTGGAAGAACACAAACCATTACCTGAAATAAAACAAAATCTGTTTTATCAATCGTGTTGTATGGTTTCACAACTCAAATATACAAAGGATACCACTGATACAACCACCGAACTATATGAAAGTTTTTCACAGATGAGTGAGTATATGACTGATGCTTTACCTGCTCGTGATTATTTGTGTTTAGGATACATTACCAACCTGAATAAACTACAACTCACTATGGCGAATAATCACCTGAAACTGAACTTTTATAATCGGTTTCGTAAATATTTGAAATTGCGAACTGGCGAAACAGATAATGCTGTTGTGTATCATTGGTTGAAAGATATTTACGAACCGAAATATGAAGGTAAGAATACATTTATTTTGTATATGCGTGAATGGTTGAAATACACACCAACTGAAGTAAATATCGTAAAACATTCTAATCATTTTGTTAAGATTTACTATTCTATTTTGAAGGAGTTTGAGAAATATCCTGAAACAAAAGGAATACGAACATTTACTTTATTACCACACAAACACGGTTTTACTCAATCACATATTACCATCTGTAATGCTGGTTTAGAAAACACACTCAAATACATAGCAAAGAAACTAAAAGTAGAAAATAGTGAGGTTGAAAGTGGTTTAGATGTGAAGAAGTTTGCTGAAAACAGCGAAGAGTATTGGAGGGAACTTTTCAATATCAATCGGTATGAAACAAAAAACAAGAAGTTTGGATTTACGATTCTAACCGACGGAAAAAGTATTGTATTACAGATGAGAAAACCGAAACAACCTGATACACCTGTTCGTGAATACACAGAGCAACAATACGATAATTTCATCGGCATTGACCCTGGTATTCGTGCGTTGATTACTTCTTATGATACAAACGATAAAATCATTCAAGTAAATACAAGAGAATATCGCCATAAAAGCAAGATGATATACGCCTGTAAAAAGCGTGTAGGGTGGTATAAAAGATGGGTCCATTATGATGAATGGAAACTCATACCAACCATAAAAACCAGCAAAACAAGCGTCATGAAGGAATATTTCAAATACGTATTTCCACGAATGCGAACATTTACCGAGTTTCATATTGAAAAGGGGTTTCGTAATTTGAACTTCACTTCCTATTGTAGAAGCAAAGCAACCTTAGCCAAAATATGCGAACGCATAGGAGGAGGTAAAAATGTGAAAACATTAGTAGGTTTCGGTGATTTCTCACAACAACACGGTTTAGTAAAATCGCACCCAACCACACCCATTTTACGATTAAAACGAGAACTTCGTAAATATTGTAGGGTAGTTGGAATAGATGAATACAACACCAGCAAAACGTGTTCTTCGTGTAGTAATCCAATTGAGTTGTATAGAAATCGTATTCGTAGAAAAAAGAAGGGTGTTTTAGAACCCATAGCAAGAATGTCTAATATCCATAGTGTAATCCGTTGTAAAACCAACGAGTGTAAATTATGCTGTCTGGATAGGGACATCAACGCTTCAAAGAACATATTAGGGTTGCTCCTCAACCAGTATAGAGGAGAAGAAAGACCAGTATGTTTCAAACCAGCAAAAATTGGCGTTATACCTCGATTGCGTAAGCAGAGTGATAAGCGTCCAAAGGCGTGCGATTCGCCATTACAACCTTGTTAATTTATTTTTACGGACATTTTGTTCCGTTTTAAATTACCAAGGGTGTAAGCAAACCAATAATCAAATATAAGGCTAAAACATCGAGTAGTAGCATTAGTTCTAAAAAGGGTGGAAGAAATACTCGTAAAAAATATCATAAAAAGACCTACAGAAAATCACATGTTAGAAAATCACATGTTAGAAAATCACACAAGAAAATTTATTAAAAACGAGTGTCAGAAAAAATTGAAGTTATTTTTTATAAATAAGCATTTGATATACTTTAACAAGTTCTAGCAAAAGCTAAAAGTTTAAAAGATGTTCTCCTATACTGTTTTCATTCCTCGCGTGTTCTCCAACATTAAGGAGTCGCGTATTAGTAACGTATTCGATACTCTCAACATTGGTAGCGTTGAACGTGTGGATTTGGTTCCTAAGACGGGTAAAAATGGCGAGACTTACAATATGGCGTTTGTTCATTTTGCGATGGTTTACAATACTGTTGCGGGTGATAAATTTCGTAGTGATATTGAAGGTCCCGACAAGAAGGCCCATATTGCGTATGACGGACAATGGTTCTGGCACGTACTTCCATTTGAACAGAAGCAGTCACCGACTCAGAAGCCAGAAGATGAGTTCAATGAGCAACAGCAACAGCAACAGCAACAGCAACAGCAACAGCAACCGCAACAGCAACTTACGCATCACCAGATGGACTTTGTAATGTCCCATATGATGCCTGTATGGGTGATGACACCTTACGGACCAATGTTACAATTAGGATGTCCTCAGTTTATGCTCGAACAACCACATCAACAATATCAGCAAGAGACCAAACCCAATACTAAGCGTATGGTTCCTCGTCAAGTTGCCTATGGAGCAATATATAACGGACAACGCAACCAACCTCGTAAGAGACTGAACGCCCCGCACCCGGAACGTCGCGAAGAGACGTATGCGCGCGAGAGTGTATCAATCGACGACATCATTGATTACGAAAAGGAAGATGGGGAATGTTAATTATAGCTAGTAGTTACTAAATGTATGGTGAAAATAAAATAAAATAAAAATAAAAATGGGATATACACCCTTTTTTATTTTTCTATGTATTGTGTATTATTTCTTGTGTATTATTGTTAGTTAGTTAGTTAGTCATTTTGTTAAATGATGTTCTTTTAGACTACAGGGTAAGATGGTTGCATAGCAATACCACACACTCCTGGGTCATTGGTGCTATCACTGCGTCCAATCTTAATATATCCTCCGTCTCCCCAAGAGGGTCCCCAACTGTTCTTGACTAACCAATATTCAGTTCCGGCATCCGCACCATATCCTACAATAAGAACACCATGATCCAAATTTGTACCACAAGCATCACCAGTAAGAACTCCACTCGTATAAAGTTGGAATGCCTTGGTGTCTGCCTCAATCGCAATAGATACAGGTCCATTTGATACGGCCTCCTTCAAGTTAACTTGATTGTTCTTGGTCACATCCACACAACCAGAAATAGACACAACCGGCTCACATTTTTGACAATCACCTCCCTTGGCGGTATATGGGTAAGCGCTTTCTAAACACATGCCATTATCCTTGGCATATTGAAAGGCGTCATCCATAAGACCTCCATTACATCCGTGATTTCCATACGACTTGGAGCAATCGACTAATTGTTGCTCAGAAAGACTAACAAGGGAACCCTTGGAAATGGCCCAAGCTCCTTCCATTGCCCCAGTTGCGCTAAATGACCAACAAGAACCACATTGGCCTTGGTCCTTTACAGGGGTAACGGCACCGTGGTCACGCCAGTCGTAACTAGCAGGGACATTATTGTTAGAAGATTGGAACTTGGCACAACCAGTGGATAATGGTCCACCCGTTCGAATTCCGTTAAAAAGAGAAAATTCGGATTCTGTTAAATCGGCGAATGGAGTAACACCCAATGTGTACGAATGAGGTTGAGCGTTTTGCTCGCGAATATATTCCATATTAGACTTGAACACTTCAAATCTCTTTTCGAATTCTACAAAGCTAGGATAAGATTTATCAAAATGATTGATAAACTTTTGGAAACTAGACCAATGATGTTCTGTTTCGTTGAACGCAGAAGTCACTGATGAAAAACATACGATGGCAGCAATACTAAGGAATAGCATTATATAACATATACAAAGATTTTGTTTTTATATTGTTTTCTAATCTGTTATCTACATAAATTGTAATTTATAATTTATGTAGTATTACTACAACTACTTTGATGAAGTGATTACATTTGGTTCGTCAATATAATATGTTCTTTGAATTCGATTACCGTCGTATTTTTATTCTTAAATTAGCAAATAAAATATTCAAATACTTTATATGGAAGATTATTCTGAAAGTTATATTCAAAATAAAGGGCACTATCAAACCAGTGTAAATGGTAATATTGTCGATAATACAAAATGGAATATGATATATGATGGAAATGATTTAGATTTAGAAGCTAACCGAAATGATGAAGCGATATATATGAAATTAAACAACAATGAACTTTTAAAATTACTCGAAATACCTGCTTACCATAAATCAATTGACCAACGGCTAGAAGACGACTTACATCAAAATAATACGATGGATGTCCGTCCTATTATTATTGAAGAAATAGAAAAACGTCTTCCTAGTAAGAAACTATCGAAGCGTTCGTCAAAAATAGCCTCTAAAATGAGTAGAAATGCTGAGCGTACCACGAATAGTCAAGGCAGACATAGTGTGAAACGTACTATTAAGAGCCAGAACGGGAGCAAGAGTAAACGTAGTACTAACAGTAAAAGTAAGAGTAAAAGTAAGAGTAAAAGTAAGAGTAAAAGCAAACGTAATTCTAACCATATCGTACCAGATTACCTAAAAACTATTTATTAAGAATAAAACTCACAATGTCCAAATGTATATAATTATACTGATTTTTGTATAATTATATAAATTATTACCTACATAAATTATATATTATGTCAAATACTTCTGATAGATGGAAATCACAGGGAGGTATAAATAGAAGACCTACTAATAATATTTTAAGTAATAATAAACAATCAACCGGTACTTTGACCATTCCTCAACAATTGGGTATTAGCAATACTACCGTTCAACAGTATGGTGACAAACGTGATATGGATAATTCTTCATTATATAAATTAATAGAAGGTGAACAGAGTTACGACAATATAATTGCTTACTACTCTTTTAATAATTTGACGAATACGACTACGACTACGAATACGAATACGAATACGAATACGAATACGAATACGAATACGAATACGAATAGTAGTATACAACTATCAAGTAACCTTAGTATTAAAAACAAAACATTAAATAATAGACTTGTTCAAATAAATTATTTTGATTTATCATTAAATGGTGCGAATAATAGCAATAGACAATTTGACCCCTACGCTGTGTATGTTCCGACTTATTCGCAAAATGCCATCCAATTTAGAAACAATTCAAAAGTATTGATTAGTGCGAACTCATTAAATACACTTAATACACTCGGACAGACTGAAAACAATGAGACTATTTCTACCATTTTGACATTTGAAACATTCGTGTATATTCCAACAGGCACTACAAACTTTTGTATATTTGCTTTAGATGATATTTATCAACATGGACTATATCAAGCTTCACCCGATTATTCATCTGATTGTTTTTATCTTTGGTACAAAGGTGGTTCATTTGGTAGCCAAACTCAAATGTATTATCATTTCGATAATAGCAATAATACTATAGATATATCTAATAATAATTGTGGTAGTCTTGACGCTAATAAATGGCATAAAATTATGGTTGTTTTTGGAGGCAGTTATATTGCTATATACATCGATGGACTACAAACAAACAAATGGTTAACTTCAGGAGGATCGTATGTTCCAGACAAACCAATCGCTTTTAATCTAGGCACTCTATATTCAAAATATTCAGTTCCCTATGGTCAGGGTGGTAATATTCCACAGTCTCAATTGTTAAGCACTAATGTTCAGACAAGTGTTAATAATATTAATGATGTTGGTCCTATGCTATTAGACGCTAAAATTTCATTAAAGGCGAATACACAAGAATTTATTGAGTATTTGGCCAATCCTGGAAATGGACATAAATACGCAACCAGTCGGGTTCCGAATAGTAATCAAAATAGTCTCATCTATTTATTATCAAATGAATTTATTGGGTTTAATGCGAATCTAACGTGCGAATCTAACGCGATTGTTAATGGAGAACTAACTACCTATGGAGAGACGAATGTATATGCGCAATCAAACTTTCACGATACCGCGCATTTTTATGGAAATGTCATATTTGATACAAGTGCTACTCTTGTATATGATAGCAGTCTCGCAAGTCATATAGATATATTTTCATCTGCTGCCTATGTTAATGCTAATAATAACACTAATAAAGCCTCCCTTTTGATTCAAAATGCCGGAGGATTACCTGAAAATACACAGATGCCTTCTATATTGGTATATAATTCAATTAATCCTGTTCAAGACACTACCAATACGGATAACCTTGTTTTCTCGATTAGTGGCGATAATGTTTCAGTCGGGCCTAATTACGGAGGCAATACGTTTAATGTGACAGGCGATTCATTATTTAATGGTGATACAAATATAGCCGGTAATTTAAATATAGTTGGTAATACTACTCATGGTGGAGGCAATTTTACACATGACGGTACAATGTATTTAAATAATCTAGCTGTTTCAGGTCAAACAACGATGGTGGGCAAAGTAGATATATCTAATAATGTTTCGATTGACGGTAGTTTGAATGTAACTAATGATGCTAATATTCATGGAGTTACAGTTGGTGTAGGTGGGGGCAATATATTGTCCAACTGTGTAGTTGGACAGACGGCTTTGTCTGAAAACACGATAGGGTCATATAATAGCGCGTTTGGACCGTCGGCAGGAACAAGTAATATAAATGGTAATAATAATACTTATATCGGTTACGGTGCGGATAATAGCGGAAATAATATCAGTAATTCTACAGCAGTCGGATATGACGCCAAAATAACAAACAGTGACCAAATTGTATTAGGACGCAGTACAAATGCTCCTACTGTTTATATTCCAGGTAATGTTGGCATAGGAACAGATAATTTGGACGGATTATATGCCCTCGACGTTAGTGGTGGAGCGTATGTTGGTGGTAGTTTGAATGTAACGAATGATGCCAATGTTCATGGAATTACAATTGGTGTAGGTGCGGGCGCGATATCCTCCAACTGTGTAGTTGGACAGACTGCTTTATCTGAAAATACGTCAGGGTCGTATAATAGCGTGTTTGGATATAATGCTGGTTCAACAAATACTATTGGCGTTAATAATACTTTTTTGGGTTATAATTCAACTGCTGACGCGAATAATTATAATAATTCTACCGCCTTGGGATATAACGCTACAATTACCCATAGTGACCAAATTGTTCTTGGTCAAACGACCAATGCGCCTACAGTTTATATTCCTGGAAATCTCGGTATTGGAATAGATAATCAGGATAGTATATATGCTGTTCATATTGGCGGAGGAGTGCGTATAGACGGCAGTTTGAATGTCACCTCCGGCGGTGCTACTATACATGGTGTTACTACGTTCAATAGTTCTGTATATGGTGTTACCACACAAGAATATGACGATGTGATTGGAAATAAATTTGCCACACTTGATTGGGTTAATTGGTTTACACAGAATGGTGGAGGATTATGGAGGTTAAGTGCTGAAAATAATACGCACATGTATAATACTGATTTTCGCAACGTTGGTATCGGTACACAGAATCCCAATTATACCCTAGATGTGAGTGGTAGCGCAAACATTAGTAATACGTTATCTGTTTCAGGCGATGCTACTATCTCAGGGGGCGCGACAATTAATAATGGATTGACTGTGAAGAATCAACTTACCGTGAATAATGGTGCTCGTATTCATGGAAGTATGACGGTAGATGACGCCATCACTTTGAACGGCAGTATGACAGTTAGCAATAGTATTGGTATTTCTAATGGTATGAGTATATATGGAGGTGGTGCTACTATTGACGGGTCGGTAAATATAGTTGGTTATACTGAAATAAGTGGTAATACTGTCATAGATGGCTTTGCTAGTGTAAAAAAAATATCTATTGGTACAACGTTAATCGACCCTAGTTATGTTTTGTTAGCATCTGGTGACGTAGCCGTTATAGGTAATATTATGCATACAGGAACCGTTACACATACCGGAACAATCGATATGACTGGTTCTATTAATATAGACGGTGATACTATCCACTCTGGCAATCACACGCATACTGGTGGAATTATGGCTGTAAATATACTAGATGTTTCGGGTAATGGTAAAATAGGGGGTATGTTGGATATTTCTGGTGGTTGTTCAGTAGGAGGAAAATTGGTTGTTTCTGGTGGTGCTACTATTTCAGGTATGAGTAATTTTACCGGTTCTGTTACTGGTCAAACATCTAACAATACAAGTGGTACTGAATTCGCTACGTTAAACTGGGTTAATTCCTATATAAACGGTGGGGTTGGAGGCTGGACTGAAAAGGAGGATGTAAACGGCAATTATAATATATACAATGTGAATAACGGCAATGTAGGCATTGGGACTGGAACCGATATCCCTAAAAGCAAGTTGGATGTAAGAGGTGGGTTATATGTTGAGAATGATGCGTCTATTAATGGTATTACAGTTGGTGTAGGTGGTGGTGGGTTATCATCCAACTGCGTGGTCGGAAATTCCTCACTCGCAAATAACAACAACACTGGAACATCTAATACCGCTATTGGAGATAAAACATTATATTCTAACACGAATGGGGGTTATAATACTGCTATTGGAAATAGTGCGTTATATTCTAATGCGAGTGGGTCGTATAATACTGCCACAGGACAAAATTCGTTATATTCTAATGCGAGTGGGTCGTATAATATTGCTAGTGGACAAAATGCGTTGTATTCTAACACAATTGGGTCATATAATATTGCCAGTGGCTATCATGCTGGACAAACAAATGGAACCGGTAGTAATAATACCTATATCGGTAACGGTGCTGATTGTACAGATAGTAGTTACAATAATTCTACAGCCATTGGATACCTGGCTCAAATAACAAAGAGTGACCAAATTGTATTTGGACAGATTAGTTATGGAAATATCGTTGCTCCGTCTGTTTATATACCAGGTAATGTCGGTATTGGAACAGATACTCCTCACACTAATTTGGACGTTGATGGAGGGGTATATGTTAGTAATAATTTGGATGTTAGTGGAATAATTACTACCAGCAATGATGCTATGATTCACGGAATTACAGTTGGTATAGGTGGTGGGAATATATTGTCTAATTCTGTGGTTGGACATTTATCATTACATAATAACACAACAGGAACTGCCAACTCCGCATTTGGATTCGAGGCATTAAATTCTAACACGGATGGTGAGTATAATAGTGCGTTTGGTTCTAATGCCGGACAAGCAAACATTACTGGCAGTGGTAATACTTTTTTAGGTTATGGCACAACTGCGGACGCGAATGATTATAACAATTCTACGGCACTGGGATATCAAGCTACGATTACACAATCTAACCAACTTGTTCTTGGTCAAACTACGAATGCGCCTACTGTTTATATTCCTGGAAATGTCGGTATTGGAACGGATAATCCTACAAGTGGATATACTCTTGATGTCAGTGGAGGAGTGTATATTGATGGTAGCTTCAATGTTACTAGAGGGGCTACTATTAATGGTACGAGTCATTTTACAGGAACAGTTATAGGTGTTACCTCTGTTAATAATGGAGGCACTGAATTTGCTACTCTTGATTGGGTAAATGGTAAAATATCAACGGATGGTGGAGGATGGGGTGCGTCTATCGTCAGTAATAATACAGATATATATAATACAAATACTGGTAATGTCGGTATTGGAACAGATAGTCCTCAAACCACTTTAGATGTGAGTGGATGGGTACATGTTGGTGGTAATGTCGGTATTGGAACATATAATCCTCCTACAAGTGGATACGCCTTAGATGTTAATGGTAATCTGTTTGTTGATGGTAATATTACTACAGACCCTAATAATACTAATCTTACTATTTCTTCCTATAATTGTAGCTTTGTTCAGGCTAGCGCGGAGTATCTTACCGTTACTTATGATTCTACAATTCAAGGAAGTCTTTCCGTTACCGATGATATAACTTGTGATAGTAATATGACCGTTGCTGGGGATATTACCGTTGAACAAAACATGTCTGTTAGCCAGACAGTTACCGCCACGACATTCAATGCTAATTCTGATTTACGGCTCAAAGAAAACATATATGTATTGACCAATTCGTTAGAAAAAATATGTGCTATTCGCGGTGTGGAATATAACTGGAAAGCAGATGATGCGAAGAAATTACATAGTGGTGTGATTGCCCAAGAAGTAAAAGAAGTTATTCCCGAAGCCGTTAACAGTGAAAATGAAGAAAAATATTCGGTGGATTATAATGCGATTATTGGTCATCTCATTGAAGCCGTCAAAACGTTGAAACAAGAAGTGGATGAATTGAAACAAGAAGTGGATGATTTAAATGGGCAGTTGAAGAAATGAAAATAAATGAAATATTGGTTGATTGCTACTATAGTTCAAAGATAGAGAATATATTTTTATAATTATATTTATAAAAATATAAACGGAACTCGTGATGGATGTATAAAGTATGACTATTAGACAAAATGATGAAATAGAAGGCGATAAAACAGCGGTTGATAAAAATACAATCAATCATGTAAATACTTGGAATATACAAATCGATGACCAATGTGACCAATGTGACCAATGTGACCAATGTGACCAATGCGACCAATGTGACCAGAAGATTCGACAAGAGATTGACCTTATGTTTGTTGAAAAGGATACAATGTTGCTCGATTTGACAAAATCATCCTATTCACTAATTGAAAAATACGTATATGATAGTGCCATGTTTCATTTTGCTAGATTGAATATTTCTGACATGGAAAACCACTTTGTTGAATTTTGGTGTAAATCAAAGTTTGACACACATACTTTACATATAGATTGTGATGAAAAATTGAAAAAAACAAGCGGTAAATATGAACATCCCATACTTTCATGTGTAACCTATTTGAATGATGTTTCTAACAGTCCCACCATTATAACCAATGTTGATTTGGAATGTTATAAATACAAGGAATTTGAACAGCAAACAGAGGTTGTATTATCAATACCTGTGCGCAATAAACAAATCACGTTTGATGGTCATTTTTATCACGGTAGTACAACGTTGACTGAGGTAGATGCCGGGGCTGATACTGATAGGTCGGATGAACATGAGTCAAATGGTCGCTATATACTAGCGATTAATTTATGGAATAAAAAACCGATTGATGTTGAATATTATGTGCCTGATGCGGATGCTAGTACTGGTACAGGTACTGGTACAGGTACTGGTACAGGTACTGGTACAGGTACTGGTGCTATGTTTCAAAATGATGTCAGTCTGATTACTCTATCTGCTACGACCGAGCCGAATATAGGTTCTATCAATGTATCGAATGACATTATCAATTACAACCTATTTAATGATATTTTATACAATAAAAAAAAGGAAGCTTGTTATGTATTTAATGAAATCATTCAAAAATACCGAATAGATAAGAATGCGGAAAACAATATTGAAAATATAACTACATTTAAATTTTCTTTGGACAATTCTATTAAAGAGAAACAGAAACAGGTGGAATTAAAAAATAAATATGGAGATATTATGGACGATTTTAAAGCAATAATGGATAAAACCATTGATTTAAAATATAATCGTTTTTTACAGCGATTTACTTATCCTAGTACATATTCAAGTGATATGTGTAATTATATTGTTAATGAATGCGAACGATATGCTAGTAAGAATGGTGGATGGACTGTAGATAGACATACAAAGTATCCTACCACGGATCTACCGGTAGATAAAATTCCTTCCATCTTCGGACTCGTATTAGAAACATTAAAAACAATCACCGGTCGCGTTAGTGCCTCCTATGGTCTTGACGATAAAATGATTATCAATATTAAAGATTTATTTGTCGTTAAATATTCTCATGATGCCCAAAACCATTTGGAAATGCATTGCGATGGGTCCTTTCTTTCGTTCAATATTTTACTTAACGATATTAGCGAGTTTGACGGCGGAGGGACGTATTTCGACGATGGATTAACATGCCGTTTGAATAAAGGGGAACTGTTATTACATAGCAGCCAAATTAAACATAGTGGGTTGCCTATTACAAAAGGAAAACGATATTTGTTAGTGGGGTTTCTGAATGTTGATATGTAACTAATCGTATAACCAAACTATTACAGCATAACCAGGTTGGCCGGCATTTCCTGGAGCTCCATTTGATGACCAATTATACCCTCCCCCTCCACCACCACCACCCGACTGTGGCGTTACATACCTTGGATCCCATCCACTAGTCGTTGGGTCAAACTGTAGGGTATAACCCTGACCATTCCCGCCACCACCCCTGTTATTTTTATGATAATTAGACCTGTATGCCCATGCACCACCACCTCCCCCACCAGCAAGTCCACCAGCGGCGTTAACAACAGGTGTATTATCATATGATATAGTGGTTGTATTTCCTCTATTTCCAGAACCCCCCCCATGCGAATTTGCTATGTAACCACTACCATTCTGATATGAATAAGCACCACTTCCCCCACCAGTACCGCCAGTTCCTATAGTAATTTCAATATTGGCGCCAGCGATTGATAGCTGTCCATTGCTTGGATAACCAAATCCTCCATTTCCACCACTGCCACCACTTTGTTGCCAACCACCATTATTCGCACACCCGCCACCACCACCGCCACCACCACCACCGCCTATAATAAAATATCTAAATTGATTCGCACCGGTTGGCACACTTATTGTTTGAGAAGAATTATACTTCAGTTGTATAGCAGCACAAACCGTTGACAAGTCGGAACCATTCGCATCAGTATAACCCAGGTTTGTTAACAAATTTGAATTAGTATAGTTTGGATAAGTTATTGCTGGTAATCCTTGATATACATTCGCAAAATTAGTAGTTACAGGATTACTAGTCGTATCTACTACAGTCGTAATATCAATACCTTTAAATTGGTAAGGCATATAATATGTATTTATAGATTTTTTTTGTAAAAATATCTTAATTAACTCTCATAATACCTGTTATTGGATTATTTTCATTGAATAAATAATAGTTTATATTAGTTACTATTGCTCTGTTGCTTAACCTAGAACCTTCCTCGAAATCGATTAATATACACGACTGATTATTATATGTAAATATATTTGGTTCAAATAGATCAATCGTTTTATTGAACAGACTGTCTTCTAAAATATCTGTATAAAATGACTGTCTACTCACTTCATCATTTGTGTCATACGTTAATATTTGATTTATGTAATTCTCAACCTGACTTGTTGTTATAGATATATCATTGTGAAATATATTATGTTCACTAGAAATTGTATCAATTAAATTTAATGATTGAAGCATATTTCTACAATTATTTAATAACCGATTATATTCATATATAATATCTACATTATCATTACTTTCAATATGAATTGTCGTTGGTTTATAATAATGCGTTTCAAAAAATAAATATATCTTGTTATCGTTATTAACCAATCCGTATCGCAATATTTCAGGAACTATTAAAACTGTATTATTATCTATACTATTTAATACTGAATGGTATTGTTGCTGGTAATATATCTCCAATATACCATTTATTATAATATATTCTTTAAGGTTGTTATTATTATGAACAACATATGTTTTGTAAACAGTTCCAGATATTTCACTTGTTGTAATGGTAGATGCCGATAAAGATGCCATCTTATATACTGTATTATCAACTAAATTGTCCACTAGTGTGACATTGTTTGTATCATAATGTATATCATAATTTTTTTTACTTAATATTGTTTGATGGCTAGTAAATATTTCATCATAATTATATGTAATTAAATTAGTATACATATTTAATACATTTTCTTTATCGGTTTCGTATAATGTACCTTTCTCAACACGATAATCTAAATAACTAATTATAGTTTCCATATACTTTATATTATATTATTTTTAATTTATACTGTTTTTATTTAACATCATTATATAATGAAAATGAAAATGAAAATGAAAATGAAAATGAAAATGAAAATGAAAATGAAAATGAAAATGAAAATGGAACAAACAATAAAAACAAATAAAATATAAATATATACTGTTATAACTAATTACATTGATGGAAAATAATAACGTTATGGAGTTACTATATGTTAAAGAATGTTCCATTTCTTCAGAATTATGTTATGATATGATTAATCTATTTGAGCAATCAGACGGTCGTTATGATGGTGTCACGGCAGGTGGCTTAAATAAACAGACAAAAGATACCACTGATTTTATAATAACACGTGGTGGAACACGTTGGGACAAAATCAATAAATTATTATCTAAAGAATTGAATAGTAATGTAAAAGAATATGTTAAACAACATAATAATCGAATTAATGAACCGTATCATATTTTTGGTACAACTTACTTAACAACTGACTCAATGCAACTCCAAAAATATAACAAAGATGTGGGAAAATATGTGTATCATCAAGATTATGCTTGTGATTGGAAAAACAAAAAGATGAGGCAATTAACTTTTATGTGGTATTTAAATGACATTGAAGAAGGTGGTGAAACAGAATTTTGGTCTAAATATCGTATAAAACCAGAAGCCGGTAAATTAGTCTTGTTTCCGGCTAGTTGGACATTTCCACATAGAGCTAATATTCCTATATCTAGTGATAAGTATATTATTACTGGATGGTTATGGGAACAATATGATACTGCTTAACGATAACGCTAACGTAAAAATAAAATTGATTTTATTAATAACAAATTTACTATTCATAAAATCACAATGAACACCGTTCAACAAAAACTCCAAGAAGTTCAAGAAGCCGTAAGCAGTCCTCCTACCTATTTGGCAAAGTTACATCCGCACGAAAGAGATGTCCGTATTCAGTTTGATGAGGGTCCTCACGTTTACACTATTGATGGTAGTAGCGATGGCTATATGTCTGTAACGACCTTTAATCATGCGAATTTCGACCATTTTGATGCGGATGCGATTATTAAAGGAATGATGTCTTCTAAGCGTTGGACACAGAGCAAATATTACGGCCAGACTGTGGACGAAATCAAGGCTGGGTGGGACAAGAATTGTAATGAAGCGTCTACAGCTGGAACCAAGATGCACTATGATATAGAGTGTTACTACAATCAGATGGACGTGGTTAATGATTCTATCGAATACGAATATTTCCAGCGTTTCTTGGCTGATTTTCCTGACTTAAAACCCTACCGAACAGAATGGACCGTCTTCCACGAAGAGCTGAAATTGGCTGGATCCATTGATATGGTGTATGAGAAGCCAGATGGAACGCTACTCATTTATGATTGGAAGCGATGTAAAGAAATTGTGAAAGCGAACGCCTTTGGTAAATGGGGGAAGAAGGAGTGTATAGAACATTTGCCAGATACGAATTATTGGCATTATTGCTTACAACTCAATACATACAAGGCTATTTTAGAGGAGAAGTATGGAAAAAAGGTGGAAGACTTGTATTTGATATGTTTACATCCGGACAATAAAAATAAAAATTATCAAAGAATTAAAGTGGTCGATTTACAAAAGGAAGTAAAGGAACTCTTTGAACTGAGACGTCAAGAACTTGTGGAAAAATATGGAGCTATATAAAGTTAAATGAACAATAGAAACAATAAATATTAACAAATGGATATGATTATGTAATAAATAATCAGGGCTTAAAAATATCTCATGTATATTCTTATTATACAATCATGTTTCAAAGTATGAATACTAGCATATTTTCAACTATATCAAAAAGAGTTGACCGTAATATGCTATATGTTACAAGTGGTGTGGCAGTTAGTTCTGTGTTATTCTACTATTTTTATTCGAATTTATCAGATATGAAGCTACCTATGAGTATTTTTTCATTGCTTAATAATAATCAGTTGACTGACAAGGCGTCTGACCTGGCGAAAGATAAAGATAAGTCAAAAGACGTTTCATATGAAAACAAATATTATGACAAATTCCAAGAGATGGAGAGTGAAGATTTGGAAGAAGATTGTGTTCAGTCGTTAAAAAACAGTGTATTGTTTGAAATGACACCAAAGGGTCGTATTATTATGTATTATGACTTTGAAAAGGAGTCGTTTATATATCATTGTGATACAAAGGATGTGCCGTATTTGTATTTGGAAACTGTCGCTAGAAAATACGCGTTAACATATCATTGTAAAAAGATTGTCGTTGATATCAAAAAGGAATTGGAAGTAGCTAGGGAGACATCTATTGCGAATGAGAACAAAACAAAGTTGTTGGTTGGGGTTAAAGCGGATAGTTTATTTGCTTCTTTTAAAAGTTATAATAGAAAGGGTTCTGGTGGAAGTAAAACCATAAACAAGAAATTTATTTTGCGTCAAAACGCAAATCGATATTCTTATGGCGGAAAGGTGAGTGAGTTTCCGTTTATAAAAACAAATGACTACAAACTCGAAAAACCTATGGAGAAGATGGATTACGAAACATTTAAGAAATTAATGGCGAAAAAAAATTAAAGGTAGAATATATATGATTGATTTATTAAATGTTCCTAATCCAGATGAAAAAATAAAAATGATAGTAAATGAAGCTATATTAAAAAAACGCGCACTCATTGAACAGGCTAATAACGAATTGGAAGATTTAAAGCGACAAGAGGCGAGTGGTATATATTACAGTCCGATGGATGCGAAATCTGGTTCTGAGTCTGATGCGAAGTCTACAATGACGTATGTTACAGTGGCCATTCTATCTATAATAAATGATGTCTTACACGGATTTCAGGCTGCTACCAAATATATGAAAAACACGGCGATTGCGGTTGAAACGGAACGCAACGGTCGCAACGATCGCAATGAGAGTCAGATGGGTGGTAAGGCTCGTGGTTATACAGATACCGATAGTATAAAAAAACAGGCTGATGTATTGAACAAGTTAATTGGCGGTGCGAATGAACAAATTAAAAAGCTTACTGCTTCAAACGCTACTGCTTCAAACGCTACTGCTTCAAACGCTACTGCTTCAAACGCTACTGCTTCAAACCCGATTGATTCGAATGCGTCGATTGGCAATGTTTCAAAAGATTTGAGCGTATCGACTTTAGGAGATGAGAGCAAAGAATTGGCCATAAAGGCATTTACCGTAATGAAGGATATTGGAGAAGTTGGATTTAAAACGGGTGTAAAATGGACGGGTGATGTGATGGTTAAACTAGTAGATGTTGTTATGGATATGACAGGAGAGGCAAATCTATTGGATACTCCTTTAGATGAATTAAGTCCCGAATTGAACAAAAAGGTATTATTACTTGCTGGGGTTTTAAAAGAATTGTCAACTAATCCAGCAACAAAGGAAGCGGTAAAAGAAATAGCACAAGCTGTTGCCGTGACAATGATTGAAATACTAAAAGAAATACGACCACAAGTAAATAAAGTCGCTGACCAAGGAACGGAAATGTTAGGGGAAGTTTCAGAAAAATTTGTATCGGGTGCTACTAGTACTGGTATTTCAGTTATTCAAGCGTTTTTAGCTGAAATACCTTGGGTAGGAGGAATCATTGATTTATTTATTGCCATTGGTAAGGGATTTAATACGCTAACACGAACGTTTAAAGTATTTATGGAAAAAAGCGGTCCTATGGTAATTACTAGCGCGCAAACTATAAAAGATACAGAGGCTACTGCTGAGAAAGGTAAAGAACGTATATTAGGCGCGGTAGATAACGCAGCAAATACATTAAAAGAAGCTAGTCGTCAAGACGTTGCTAGTGCTACCACCAATGCTAGTACCAATGCTAGTACCAATGCTAGTGCCAATGCTAGTGCCAATGCTAGTACCAATGCTAGTGCCAATGCTAGTACCAAGACCGATTCTATTAATAGTAGTCCTATGAAAGGTGGAAAGTATAATATGAAACCAGTTCATTCTAAAATACAAAATGGGGGAAAACGACTCAGAAAAACGATGAAAATGTTCCATACGACATTGCCAAAACTTAGTTTTACGTCTTCCAATAAACCGCATAAAAGTAATGGTTCACGAAAATCGAGTCGTAGTGAAAATAGAAAAACGAGAAAGCGTAGGTAGCTCGTCGTAGTGCCTTTTTCTTAGTTCCTTTTTTTAAGCGATATATATATGTTTGGTTTTTATGAAAGATACTTACGTGTTATGGTTATGGTTATTGGTTGGCTTTCCAACTTAAAAACCCTATACTCTTCATAATATTAAATGATGTACCTAAATGGGATTTTGCTATTTCAAGTGTTTGTTTTTCTTGGTCCGTAAGTGAGTTAATATAATTGGATATTTCTAGATGTTGCTCTTCTTCTGTCATTATTACTTTATGCTTGATAGGTTCGATGAGGCGCGTTTTATTCTCACATTCTATACGTGCCTTTTTGTTGACTATACGTATATTTTCATCTTCCACACGTTTACGCTCGTTTAATGCTAATTGTTCCTTCCTTATATTCTCACGTTCTATTCGTGAGTTTTCGTTGGCTATACGTATCTTTTCATCTTCTATGCGTTTATGCTCCTTTAATGTCAAATGTTCGGTTATTAAGTTATCAATATCGTTATATACTTCTTGTAAATATTGTAAATCGTATTCATCTATTAAATTTTTAACATTCTTCTTTAAATCCGTTAAGCTGTCATAATTAAATGGACATTTTTTGTATTTTATTTTAATATTATTAATTAGTTGTATTTGAACATCATTTGTATATTCAAATATGTCGTTTATAATTTTATATTCGCCCTTCTCAATTAGTTTTTGTAAAGTGGATTTTAATATATCATTTGTAAGTGTATTTATATCTAAATTAAATTTCTGACAACATCCCGTTCCAACGCTAATCGTTTGTTTTGTTGATACGTTATACATATACTTTATGTTTTTGAGAGTATGCTGACATATACATAACCCTGTTTTTATTTCTCTGTGTTCCGTGTATATTTCACACCATTCTCTTTTTGCCTCTTCTATATCCTTACTTTTAGATACTTTCAATAGATTTGTCTCAAACTTATACGATTTTGATATTCGATTAGTTGATGTATTTGTATTATTGGATATTTCAGATGATTTGTCCACGTTCATGTTTTATAATTGAATTCATTTACTGTTTTTAAATAAATTCAATTTTTATTTATTATTGTCGGTTAATTACGGATGGCTAATTATTACATCATTCATACTGAATCATACAAATTAGATTTCCATTCATTTTTATGTTGCTTTTTTGTAGTACTTTAGTGACGGAATTATCTATCGTATAACCATTATTGATTAAAAATTCGAACAAATTGGGTAAATCGTCGATACACATAAGATGGCTCGGATTGTTTATCTGCGCGATACCTATAACACAACTTGGTTTGGGACATATATTATTATAGGTTTCAAATGGAGATAGCTTATTCATTCTCACTGTTTTTGTAATGGACTTTAGAGGCCCGTCCGGTGACTTATTCAAAGTTAGAATATTTGTATATTCTTGTTGAATGGAATTATAATACGGAATACTTTCTAGAGAATATAACAACTTCATGTATTAGTATTATTTATTATTAGCAAAAAAATTGAAGCAATGTAATTATAATTATTGAAAGTATCAATACTTATTGAAGTATCTTAATACTTACTGTCGTCCAGGTCCTTAATTTATATTAACTTAACTATGACTAGTGATAATGTCATATTCCGCTTTAAATTCTCTGATGAGTTTGCGAACCAATTGTATCCATTTGCTAAACTTCACCAGTATGACGATAGACATACTTATAAGGAAGAATGGACGCGATGGCTCATGAACAATGATGAACTCATTGACACAGAAGTTGGACGATTGAAAGGTCTCGGTTATGATGGGGATATTATCGGTAAAATGTATAAAAGTGGAAGATATTATTTTCGTAAGAAGACCAGTAGTAAGGACGCTAAAGTACGTCGCAAGTATATTTCTCTAGAACATGATATGATTGATGCGATGGATGAGCATATTAATACCAACTATTATCTTCCGTGTTTTAAACCGTCTATTGCTTATGAACAATTTTGTATGGAATATGAAAACTTGGTGAATGACGAAACAGAACGACTTTTACAAGAAGAACTTGTTGCCGAAGATATATATTCAAAATTAAAGAAAACATATAAAAATAGGTATTTCCTATTCAAACAAAACCGCTATGCTGTGCGCGAAGAAGATAATTGTGATGCTGTTTATAGACAAGATACGGATATGGCTACGACTATGGCTACTGATACGGCTACTGATACAATGTCTGTTTGTCGTTCAATCATTACGGAAAATTAACCATTATTAATTCACGATAGATACTAATATAATAAATAGTAATGACTTTATTCTTGGAAAATTCATTTCCTCTCAATAATTATATTTCTATTTCTAAAAAAATCAAACAAATTCCAATGTACTTTTTGTATTTTTTACCGATAGATACATTCAAAAATTTAGACAAACATTATAAAATATTACCAACGACTAATTCTAACTTGGTTCAGAGAGAAATTAAATATAAACTGGTTTATTTTGATAAAAATATTGATTTAACTACTAATAACATCTATTCTAGCTTGCCCTCTACTTTCGCAAAATCACTCTATCATATTTTTTATTCTTGCTCCATTCTTCATAAACACAATATTTCATTTACTTTGAGCCAGCAACCCTTTGTTTCGTATGCCGATAATCTACCCCAACTAACCGACTTTTCATATTCGTTTTATTTCCCCGTTATTCAAACTAACCATTTAAAGCTGTATTTCTCTCCTCTCCTACTACAAAATCCATATATATCCTTTGATGTATTTGTCATTACCTATCTCATTCACAACCCAATTGAATGTTTGTGCGAACAAGATACTGACCAGATTTTAGAATTGTTTATGAAAGGTAGAGAGAAAATAGAAATAAATACATTCAAGAACATTATCTCCTATTTTCACAAGTATAATTCCGAACAAGTTATCCAATACCTGTTTCAGTTTAAATATTATTGGACATATTATTCTCTTTGTTATTTCTTTATTATTCATTATCCGGATTTATTGAAACATTTCTCTCTATACAATCTATTCCATACCTATATTCATTCTTCTTTTAAAGATAGACATGTTGATTTGTTAAAAGATATTCACACTAATGTATTTGGCTAATGTATTTGGCTAATGTATTCTGGTATCATTGAATTTAATCATATATCATTAAATTCAATCTAGTCAAACTAATTGTTAGTAAAGAAAACAAACTGTTTAACGCTTTTTAGAGGACTTGCGTCTTTTGACAGTTCTCTTCTTCTTCTTCATGCTCTTTCCACCGGAGGCAGCAGCTTTGCCAGCCTTCTTGTAAGTCTTACCAGCAGCCTTCAAAACATCCTTTAACATAATCTTACCACCCTTTGCCTTGGATTTCATCTCAGACATAGTCTTCTTAACGTGCTCTCTCCATGCGTTTGCCATAATATATATTTACTTTATATAATAAAAAATTGAAATTTAGTAATTCATTTATTTTTAGTTTTATTATAGTATTAATTTACCGATTATGTCTAAAGAAGTTATTTTAACGCGATATTTATATTTATTTGATGAAGTTGGACTATCCTTCATTTCTAGTCTCCTCAAAGCAGAATCAATAGATGAATGTTATTTTTGGATGTCCGAACTATATTTATCTGGGCTTATAGTTCAAAGTTGGGATTTGATTTGGTTTATTTATTATGATTTCTATTATATTCTCAATCCAGACTTTGAACCGTTTCTATATAAAAAGTCACTTGGTGGCGACTTTAAAAGCATTTTAACTGTCACTAAAAACTTGTTTAAAATGAAGACGACTTCATCGACGGAAGTATTTATAACAAGACAGTATGATTATAATATCAAAGAAATTACTCATATTTTCAAAGGGAAGAAACCTAAATGGCTTTCTACAATACCCGATAAGTATCATGGGCTATTTCGATTTCTTGACAAGAAGTTATATCATTTTGCGGTATCTTCTTTACCGGATATTGTCGAGCTGGATTTATTTCAAGCGATTCAAACATATTTTAAACTATCAGATGAACAACACCTCTTCTTTCAAGAAGGCTTTTATGAATTAAATTCAGACACAACTGGCAATGGGCAAAACGAGCACAAACACATATATACAAATTATGTCCACAAAGTATGGGCAATTATTTGTTTGCTGACATTTCATCCTCATTATATTCAATCTAATTTGACTAATAAAAAGAAGATTTATTTTGCCTATAGTGATAGTGAATATGATGAACTTATGAAAATCCAGAATGAACTTGTTCCTTTAGATAAATACAACTGCCCGCAGGTTTATAAAACACTCGAATACAAACGTTTATATACGATTGACCCGCTATGTTCGTCGTTTCATCTGTTGAGAGACAACGTTTCTGATATGAACCAACGTTATTATCATCATTGGGAATATTATGCGTACTGTTGTCCCATTTGGACGGAACGATTTAATCGATATGATATTACGATTGATAATGAAACGGAAAAAATCATATTGAATGATGAATCACAGTTGGAAGACTTTTATAGACAATATGGATATGAACCAGACGAACAATCTAATGAAACGGATAGCAAACGTATCCTTCATATGTCTAGTCATAACTGGAAAAGCTGGTATGAATCCATCTTCACGCAAAAAACGATTTATGAATTTAAGGACGACTTTCGGTTTCGATATTGAATGGAATTGAAATAAACAAGATGATATATTTACGAATAAGAAAATAATAAGAAAATAATAAGAAAATAATAAGAAAATAATAAGAAAATAATAAGAAAATAATAAGAAAATAATAAGAAAATAATAAGAAAATAATAAGAAAATAATAAGAAACATTAAATAAAAAATTGAAGAGATTGAATAGCCTATTTTTTATTCTATAACGTAGACAAAATGGTCAAGAATCTAACAGGTGGTAATAAATCTAAGCAAATGGGGCGCAAATTCGTTTCTGCTCCAGTTGATAGAAAAATACGGTTAATACAAGAAGAAGGTGAATTATATGCCGTAGTTACAAAGTTACTCGGCAGTGGTATGTTTTATGCGAATGATACAGAAAGTAAAGAAAGACTATGTGTCATGAGAAATAAATTTAGAGGCAAGGGTAAGAGAGATAATACTGTCAGTCTTGGAACGTGGGTTATGATTGGAAAAAGAGATTTTGATTCCTCCGATAAACCAAAATTTGATTTACTCGAAGTATATACAGACATTGAAAAACAAAAATTAAAGCGGTCAGGCGACCCTAAGTTCTTACTACTTAAGAGCGAATATGATAATGTGAATGAATCTAAGACTAACCAAGCAGATGATGACGAGATAGCCTTTGGAAATGATGACACCGAAAAATACAAGGAATTAATGGAAACCGTAGCTGCTGTTCAAAAGACTAGTGGTGGTAATGATGCGAATACAGTTATGTCCAACCAAAATGTTGTAATGGATGATGGCGAGTATGTTGATGTAGATGATATTTAATAATATTTAATAATATTTAATAATATTTAATAATACAAGTATTGTTGTCTTCTTACGCCTCATTAGGCCTCATTAGCATCATCATCTTCTAATCGATTACGATAGATATTTTCAAGATAGGAATGTGGTATGGTATTAAAGAGTTGATTTCTACCAAATGGATGGGTGATATTTTCCAACGAACTTAATGAATTAAAAAATGTATTTCTAGACAAAGTTATGGGAAGTTCGGTTACTTCACAATAATCCTTATTTTTTACTTCGATACTATCCATTTTATATCTACATATAGGACACTCAGGACATTGCGTTTCTAACCATTTTTCTACTGCCCCCGTTGTAAATCCATGATTACATGGTAATATAGTTATATTATCGCCATCTGTAAACTCTTCCTGACTAATGGGACAAATCTCATTCAAACAGCAACCTGGTTTTGTATATTTCTCTATTTTTAATAATTTCTTGCCTTCATCTGATATGACAATTTTATATCTGTTCTCTTGATTTAATGACGTATTCATTATATCTGGCTGTTCTTGATTTTCCAATAAAAACGAACCTAGAAGATAACGGTCTAACATATTTTGAAAATACATATCTGTGTTGTTATCATTTCCTCTATCAATTAAAGTATTTGAACTTATATCACTAAAAATATCCATTTTTGTTTAGATGTAGTTATTTGTATGGCGGTGTTTTTAAATGTTTTGTCTTGTATTACAACGTATTACTTTACCAAATCTTCCAAATGATTGTATCTTTCATTATCTAACATCTTTAATAACATATTCCAAGGGGTGGCATCTTTTAAACCAGCCATTCCTTCTTGAAGAAATGAATTTAGCAGCATTGGACTATATCCAGACAACATCGTGACATTGTCTTGATAGGATAGTTCTGGAAAGCCATCTGTGCTTCTTAAATTCCAAAATAGAATATGGGGCATCTTGTATCCTTTTCCACAAATTTCGATTCCAGCGTCATGAAACTTCCTTTTCAATATTTGTCTGACATGTTCACTCGGTGGTTGTTGTTGTTCAAACAGTTGCTCTTCATTTCTCTCTGCTGCGTCAAACTGCATATCTGAGAATACTACTAATACAAGGTTTTCTACTTCTTCTGCTGGAACACGGTTTACTTTTATTTGGTCTAGAATTAGGTCCATTGCTTTATGAAAGTTGGTATTCATTCCCCAACCGGCATTCCTAACTGTGTGAACTTCTTCTACAAAATCTTTACAACCTTCCAAGTTTAACCAGGTTGGATTCGTATCAAAGGTCATTATTCTTTTTCCCAACTTTGATTTCTCTGCTACCCGAATTCCTAGACCCATCGCACTATAAAGGGGTTGACTATTTTCGGATTCCATAGATCCCGATGTATCTACCATCGCAATCATATTTTCAAGCGATTTTGTATCTTTACTGTTATTTTTCCAGGCTTCGTTTATCAGAAATCGTTCATGCTCATCATTATTATTATTATTCTCATTATCATTATCAGTATCATTATCAGTATTATTATTATCAGTATTATTATTATCAGTATCATTCTTTAATTGAAGTGCCGCCTTTATGAAGTCAATCATACTTGTTCTTCGACCCTTTATTTCTTTGGTTCCCTCTTTCACTTGTTCCATATAATCTAATAAATGTTGTCGACAAATAATTCTATCATTATCATTCAGGGTTTTATCATTTAAAAATGACTTTCTTTGCTTCATCATTGTGATGCTAGTTACCTTGTCAAAATCAATCGTTTTCCAAACTTGGCCACATTGCTTCACTTGTACCGTGTCAATATATCTATTCAATGTGCTAACGACCTTTCTGTAGTATGTTTGTGCCTTGTTTGTTGCGCCCTTATTCCATCCAGATGCCCCCCAACCCACACATTCGAAATAATTCCTAGCCAAAAACTTGTGTATCCATCCAAATTTCTTACTTTTTTCACGAGGTATCCACTTGGCTAACAAACTACATGGTTTATTATTATTCATATCATTAATATCTTCACGTAGCTGTGTATTGATTATATCTATCAGTTCAGTTGGACATGACTGAAGTTCATTAAATAAATATTTCATATCTTTCCAACTACCCATTGGCTTCTGACTAACCCCCTTCGTTGAATTACTAGATACCCCTACAAAATTACACATTAACTCTACACACATTTCTCTATATACTTCGTATTCTGACAGTGCTTTGATAATCGCAAAACTGAGAGCATATTCTCCTTTACCCTCCTCTATATCGCGCGTATGAGCTAGCAACTTTATCAGTATTTTTCTATCTTCAATACTTCCATTTTGAAAACACTCCTTGAACTTGTTTGCTAGATTATATCTACGAGTTGGATCACTCGTTCTTACTAGTTGAAAACTTAGTTGAAGTATCTTCTCTTGTTGAATTTCACTCCAGGCATACTCAATATGATTGTTTTCCCCATATTGATTATTATTCAGTTGATCTAATGCGGATACTAGGGTTGATGCTGACACAATTGATGATGCTGACACAATTGTTGATGCTGACATAATCACGTATATAATATTTATCATTCATTCTTTAAATGTATTTACTACAGTATTTGACTGACATACGAACTATCTTACTATGTTTTTTCGTCTTCTCGTCTTGTTATGTAATAAATTAAACTTTACTCGTTTTGTATTTGCCACCATTTTTTTCTCTTCTATATCTTCCTCTGTAAAAATTATATACACGTTATTCAACTCTTGTAGACAACTCACAGATGGCTGTAATTGACAGTCTTCAATGTTTCGTAAACTCGTTATAAAATCATATTTATCTGGACTAGTCAAAAAATGCTTCATTTCCGGATGAGTCAACGTCATGTTATATATCATAATACTTATCAATTTGTATTTTACTTTATCTATACGATTGTTTTCTGTTATTAGTTTTATTAAGTCCTCCTTTTTTATTTCGTTTTCTCGAAATAAGTATAACATTTTTTCTCTTATTTTTTCTAATTCATTGGTCTTATTTACATATAACATATTCACCTTTATTTCGTTCGTTTTTTCAGGGTAAAACATGGTGTAATATTTTTCTTCGTCTTCGTATTCTTCTATCCAATCTACATTCATTATTTCATTTTCTTTGTCTTTGTCTGCCGACGGCTCTTGGTCTTTGTCTGCCGACGGCTCTTGGTCTTTGTCTTTGTCTGCCGACGGCTCTTCGTATTGTTCATATTCTTCGTATTGTTCATATTCTTTGTCGGCTACCATTATTTAATTTAAATATTTTTCCATTTTAAATTAAACTAATCATATTCCAATCATCTTTTAATCATCTTCTAATCATCTTCTAAATATTCCTCATTTTCTACCCTCAATATGTCTTCATTCTCTGGAACATCCTCTTCTACATAATCAAATTGTTCAGCATATTTCTCATATGATATACGTTCCAATTCTGCTATGGCATTTCTATCTAATTCACCAGTGTCGAGGTAATGTTTATACGATTCATCACGCGTTCGTTCATATTCACGATCTAGAATATTTACTATTTCATAGTAAGCCGCATCATCTTCTTCGTAACATATGTTATATAATTGTTCATCTGAAAATGTTTCATCCCAACTATTATACCAGTTCTTTCCGTCTCTACTGAATTCAATGTTGCGAGATGGAACTATGAAACTATTCGAATGTCCTCTCATAACAGTTTCAATATATTCATACCAATCAGATGGATGTTGTTCCTGGCGCATCAACATCGGACCTATCCATGCGGCTCCACGCCAATATTTGGGGTCCATCTGATTAATTAAAATTCCCTGATTTCGTTCATCTTCCTCACGTTTCTTCATAGCCTTTATCCAAGTCGATTCAGTTGAAATAGGTTCAGTTGAAATAGGTTCAGTTGATTGGAGTTCAACTGTCTTGTGCTTTGCCGTTGTTATCATTTCAGGAAAGTCTTCTTCTTTTATAATCATCGTGGTAGAAGTAGAAGCAGTAGAAGCAGTTTGTTTTGTTCTATTATACGGTCTATTATCTGGTCTCATTGAACTATTGCGTTTAGGCATATTAGTTTCTCTGCGTTCATTTGAAGAAAATGTATTATCTTTTAAACTATCAAAACGTCCCATATTTGCTATGTGTTGTTATGTATTGTGGTGTCTTGTGGTGGACTGGGTTGTACCGACGGTAGTAAGCTATTGTGTATATATAAACTATTAAGACCAATATCCTTAAACCGATTCTTTACAACATTAATTAGTTTTAAAATAAGTTAAATAGTATTCTATTCATATATATGGAGTTTGGATATTATCCGTAAAAAAAATATCCGTTTCCTAACAGCTATTTGTATCCGTTACTAATTGACTTTATTTAAAATAATAATAATTATTTATATATACTACAGGAAACAGCATGATAATGATTATGACAATGATTATGAGTCAGGGTTATCTTCATAAAAAATTGATTTTAATTATTCCATAATTAATATATTATCTTTATGTCAAACAATTTGTCAGTTAATCCCATAACTCATTTCAAAGATGAGCGTCCCTCTATTTGTATTCCACGTGTCTTCAAACATATTTCTGTCGCATTTATTATTGATATTTTTCAAAATAGACTTAAATTAGGGTTTGTCAAAAGAGTGGATATCGTACCAAACAATTCCGATAAGAATTTCAAAAAAGTATTTATACACTTTGATTTTTGGTACGATAATCCAGACGTTAACATTATAAAAAATAAGTTTATTCAAGGTATAACTCTTAAAATCGTATATGATACTCCGTGGTTTTGGAAATGTGCGCTATCTAGAATAAAACACAACTAAAAAAGCAAACATTAAAAAATATTACTCTTTATAAATATTTTTTAATTTAAACATATTATGTTATATTATCTATATTACCTATAATTATTCATTATGATTATTGGCTCTTTGAACATCGAAAAAGAAAATTCTCTATATACTATTTCTTCTACGTCTACTATTACAGGCGGTAACGAACATCCTTTATTTTCAATCTTGTTTCAATCATTCCAATGTAATGATAAATTCAGTTTATCTTATTCCAATTCTATATCATCGCTATACGATTTTATTCAATCGAATCGGTTCACTATAAACACGGCTACTCTCCTATTACATTCTATGAATACTCAAATTCAGTTTTTACTTGAAAAAAATATAGCCATTTCCTTTATTGACTTGAATGATGTTATGGTCATTGATGAACAATTCTTTTATTTTTGTAATGTTAATAAACTTTACACGATACGCTCAAATAAGACGATACTCATTACAGATTTTTACGATGTACATAATTCATTTTTACCACCAGAATTCATTCCTAATACGAATCTTCCATTTTCAGCCTACTATACTTCCGCATTTTATAGTTTAGCTATTATTATTCTTTTTTGTTTGAAAAATTCAAAAACACGGGTGTGCGATGTATTTACTTCTTACCCAAACGAGGAAGTCGGTTATGTTTATCAAAATGTCTCGGTTTATCAAGACGTTTTAAATGAGTATCAACATACAAAGATTTATCTTTCGTTAAAACATTGTATGATTAAAGAACCCAAACAAAGACGTTTGTTTCTCTTGTGATATGAATTCCCCAATCCTTCTTTTAATTTGGAATGTAAATTCTCTTCTTTTAATTTCTAATGTTAATTTATATGTCTATTGCTACTCTCAAAAAAAAGTCACGCAGTAATAGGAGATTTGCTCCTATCTCTGGACGCGGTGATGACGGCTTCTCATTAAATGGAGGTTACAGGAATATTGGTGCCGTAGGTCAGTTTAGAATGATTTCTAACACTACACGAACTCCTTTTCGTGGTACCCATCCTATGGGTAATGGGGGTAGTGGCGGTAAATATTACGATGTTCCGTTAAATTCGGGTAGCTGTTGTACTAACGACAATCAAATCATCAAAAAATCATCTCTCAATACGGCCGGTATGATTGACACGAAATATAAATGGACTAAGGGAACGTATCCAAATTATTGGGTTCAAGAAGATGATAACAGTTATATTGTTACTCGTGACCAAGCTACATATATTCGTAATTTGACGCAAAAATATGGGAGTGTCGTCTTTTCAAATATTCAGAACAATGGCAAGTGTGGAACTGTATATGACCCATCCGGATCTCTTATTTACTCTTGTTCTGGTAATAAGAATGCTTGCTCTTACTATATTGGAACTAAAAAGTATATTCGTATGCCCTATGCCAAGAATTTCAACCAACTTGCCAAAAGTCAAGGTCAATATATTCAGACTGGAGGTGTATACAGAAAGGAATGTCTCCCCACACCTGCGAATAAACAACCTTTCCCTATGAAATTAAATCACAATAATATGACCGGACAAAATGGGACGAAGTCTACTTCAAATATTGGTATTGGTTGCCAAACAAACTATTTGACCTGGCAAGAAGCAATGGCGGATGGGGCGTTACCTCCGGACTGGACTCCTGGATATACTACTGGTCCTGCTGATTTCACGCAATTAGTTCAACGAAGTTCCAATTACCCTAATCCCAACGTTGGGGGAGTTACTCCTAATACATAAGCATACTAAACTGCTAATCTGATATAAAATATATTTTAGTTTATTTTTTGAGTCAAATATATTTTCTTATGACATATATTCTCTATCTGTCTATCATACCTTGTTCTATATATTGTCCTCCTTGGCTTATATACGTCGTTTCATAGTCTCTAACACGACATTTTGTCAGAGTTCCGTCAGCATTACTATAGATGAGATTTTTTATATTCAATGATTTCATAAATCGTACACATCTCGCACACGGAGCAGAATCTTTATATTTATTACCGTATTTATCTTTTCTTACCACATACATACTTATCCTTCCCAAAAAACAGTTTCGTATATTTCGTTTTGACAAGGTTACCTGTTTTTTTAGTAATATTTTTTCCAATTTCCTCATTACATCTATTTCCGCATGGCAACTACATGTATTATCACAGTATTCGTCGTTTGGTTGACACCCATATGTGTTCCAACCACGAGCAACTATACTTCCACAAATTACTGCTACACAACCGTGTTGATGATATTTCATATTCGAATTTTCAGCAACGGTTAGTGCGACTGACGCAAATTTTTCGTCGCGCATATTACATGTCGAAAACGAGGATGACGATGACGATGAAAACGAAGTTGAATATGGTCTATCATTTTCAATATTAAGGACGTTATCGTTATTGTTATTATTGTTATTGTTCATTCGGAGGGTAGTTCTTACATTTATTAGGGTTCTTATATTTATTACATTTTTTATGTTTCACTTGTAAAATAAAATTGAACGTATATAAAGCTTTATTCTTAGTTACTATATTACAATAATGACGGCCTTTCCTGAAATATATTTAAAAATATTTGTTCCCCACGAACACGAAACACTACGTGTGTTTTATAGACAGCGTATTCAAGACCATAATGACAACATTTACAAACCATTTGCGGATTCCGGATTTGATTTAGGACTTCCCAGAAATTTTCATCTTACAAAGACATGTAGCAATAAAATCCCACTTGGCATTCATTGTGCCATGTATTCTGGTGAGGGAACACCACAAGCTTATTACCTATATCCTCGTTCCAGCATTATTAAGACACCTATTCGCCTATCTAACTCGGTTGGTATTATTGACCGCGGTTATCGTGGTGAAATTACAGCATTTGTAGATAATATTGACCGAAATTCCGACTCGTTTGATATGAATGCTCTGGACAGATATTTTCAAATTTGCCACCCCACACTTACACCATTCAAGGTTGTTATGGTCGCAACGAAAGAAGAACTTGGACTGACTGAACGCGGTGATGGCGGGTTTGGTTCGACTGGGCGTTAAATATTAGATGATTGTTTAGAATATTTTATATGTAATTTATGCGTAATCATTTAATTTCTCTCTATACTTTATAATGGTCCAAACAAGTTCTATGCGTAAAAGAGGTATGTCAAGAAGACATTCTTATACCCGACGATTAAGACAATCTCCTTGCCGTGGCAAAGGTCGTGCTACTTGCCGTAGAACTTCTGGATGTAAATATTCCAGTGGTAAAAAGAGATCTTTCTGTCGCAAAAATAAAAACACAAAAAGAATGAAAGGGGGAACCAGCAAGTATATGGGCAACTCCAGTCTTAATGGAACACCTTTAGATAGAGCGCTTGGTGCGTCTCATTAAAATATTTTTTATTTCATTTTAGATTGGTTGGTTGGTTAGTTCATTTTAGGTTATATTATATTTAAAAAAATTATTATATATAATATGAGTCACACAGGTCATACAGATTATACAGATTATACAGATATTGAACTAGGTGGTCAAGATTTTTCTATCAGTGTATCCACTCCAAAATCGAAACGTAGACTATTAATGAATGTAAATTGTTCCGATAATGAATGTGAAGGTGAAAGTGAAGGTGAAAGTGAAAGTGAAAGTGAAGGTGAAAGTGAAAGTGACCCTCAGTTAAGCCGTAAAAATATAGATGTCAAACTTGGAACACGGGTTACATTGAACGAGCGCAATAATATAGAAGTAGATAAGAAAAGTGATGCGGGAAGTGTTCAGTTAAACGAATACGATTTACGTTTGTCTGAAAACTATTTTCCAAACGAAAACGAAAACAAGATTAAATTAAAATACTTGTTTCCTACTTTGAATTACAAAAAATTAAAAATGGAACGCATTATGAGTATTATAGATGAACAATTTGAAAAGGACATTGTAACTATATTATCAAATCATTTGGATATTATTGCCTCCTATTTAAGTTGTCAAAAAATTCTATATATGGAAGCCAGCCACTATACGTCGACTTGGTTAAATTTATTAATGATACCTACTATTATTATTACATCATCGTGTTCCGTGTTGAGTGGAACTGATATGTATAACTATTCGGTATTGATATCTGGCTTAACTGCGTTTAGTTCGTTACTCTTGGCTATTATAAATTACTTGAAACTAGATGCGGCGTCCGAAGCTCATAAAACGTCATCGCATCAATACGACAAACTACAAAGTCAAACCGAATTCTTGTCTGGAAATACGTTATTATTCAGTACGTCTTCTTTTAATGGACATACGATTACTAATCGGAAGAAACAAAATATAGCCAAGAACTTGGCTCTCATCAGAGACAAACAAGACCGAATATTTGCTGAACTCGATGAAGAATATGAAAAGAAAATGCGCGAGGATAACTTAATTATGATGGCGAATAAGAAGATGGAAGAAATTAAAACATTGATTCATACAGAATCGAAAAATGAAAACATAATTGTTGATATGCCAACGAGACACAATGTGGAAGAAGAGATAAAAAAGGATATATTATTTGAAAAAAAGAATAAAAAGGATGAAATTACGAATAAGTTGAGGACTGAACTTAAAAATTTAAATGGTGAATATGATTATAGTTTTGCGGATGAAGAGATGAATAATCATAATGAAATTATTGTCAAAATACGCAGTGAGATGGAAAATATCAAAAATAAGATTAAGGATATTAAAGAGACGAACCAATTTATCATTCCTAGAGATATTCGCTATCGATTTCCAACTGTATATAATACCAACGTGTTTACGTGGATAAAAACGATTGAAGAATATAAAATGTATCTGGCAAATCAGTTATTAGATATTAAAAACAATTTAAATTACTTGAACCGATGTATCAATTTTTCCATCGAACAATATAATCACGAAATGTTGAAACGCGGTAACAATGGTGCCACGTCCATTAATATAGAAAATATAAATGGCATTTTACAAAAATTGCGAAAAAAACGGCGTTATTTCAAAGGTTTAAAACGAACCGTAAATTCGAAACTGATTAATTTGGGGACGGCCTTTAAAGATGTCGATAATATGTTTAAACAGGAGATATTAAATGCGGAGAATAAAATCAAGTTTCGATTTAGACTATTTATAATAACTACTTTTACTAACATGTTGTATATCTTTTTTTATATTTGTTGTTGTTGCTGTTCTAGTATTATTTGGAACGTGGACGAATTACCTTCGATTTTATATCTCAAACGATGTAAAGAAAAGTATATTAAGGATGGTATCGATTCGGATTGTGTTTTGTATGAAATATTGAAAAGTCGCGACGGAAATACACGTGATATGACTAGTCAAAAAAATACAATACATGAAGAGGTCTTACAAATGAGAACTATATTTGGACTAGGTGGACTGTGTGGAACCGGTGAAATGCCAAACGAGTTAATGATGTGTAAACCGAATTATGACTCGGATGATTCAGATGCGAAGCTAAGTGATTGGGATTGTTAGGTATGATATGATATCATATGATAATATTAAAATGTTTTAATATTATCTTTTCTCGGTTACCGGATTTGAACCGGTGACATTTCGATAACATCAGCGCGTTATATATAAACTACTACTACAGTCAAATGCTCTACCCCTGAGCTAAACCGAGATAAAATGAATAGAACACCGCGTTCCTATTATATTTTATATACTTATTCTTTTAAGTATCTTAAGTTCATTAATATAATTCCCGCCGTTTATATTGGATGTATATTCAATGTATCGAATAAAAAAGTTTATTATTTTATTACTTTACAGTTACAACAAATGAGTAGGATTGGATTGGATTTATTGATTACCGTCTCATTGTCTTCTCTATTCAACAACTCAGTGTTTTTTGTTCTATTTCTCTCTTGTCCTTTTGAACTGATTCAGAATACATCTCTATATTTACTGTCCTGTCTTCTGCGTCGAAACATTCCATTACAAAACGGAACACATGAACTTCTTTGACTTGACCTAATCGATGACATCTGGCAATCGCCTGCTCTTCGACTTGTGGGTTCCAGTCAGGGGTCACAAAGTAAATCTCATTGTACTGTTGGAGATTTAGACCTTCGTTTCCCGTCTTAATTTGAAGAATTAAAACATCAATGTCTTGTTTTAGTATTTCCTGGCGCCTCCTCTTGCTCGTGACACGCCCGTCAATATATTCGACAGACAAACCGTTACTCGTCAATGCGTTTTTAAGATGGTCAATTTCACCATTGAAATTCGTAAATATGATTTTGCGATTTCCGTTGTCTTTTCTGGAAACAATGGTGTTGACGACTGAGTCCATCTTGCTACTATGATTAATACCTTCGAAATTGTCGCCAGTTAGATGACCCAAAGTCTTGATTTTATGGAGATGCGTCGATGCGAGTTTTGGATAGATACACAGCATCCTAGCAAACAACATCATTGACAGACGCATATTTATAGGTATTGGTTTTTGTTTCAACAAACTAAACCCTAACTTGTCGTGGATATCCTCCGTTAGCTTTTGCTCGTGGATATTCGCCCATTTCGTGTTGATACGATTCACATGAAGTGATGGTAATTGAATACCTACACTCTTTTTGGTTCTCTTAAGCACAATCTTACTCATAATATCTTTTAGCTTGTCTATATCCGCGTAGACTGATTTGGGAATTTTGAGTATATCAAACAGTGAATATAGATCATTGATGTGGTTTTGGATAGGTGTTCCACTAATGAGCCACATTATTTTCGTGTTAAGGTTGCCAACCGCTTTGGCTACTTTGGTACGACGGTTTTTTAAATGATGTGCCTCATCACATATGACTCTACCCCAGTTGATTTGTTGAAGTTTTTTATCTGTACGCGCGTCTGCTAAAACTGTGCCATAACTTGTAAGTATAATGGGAATATGTTGAAGTTGGCCCGCGGTCAGGATTTTTTTAGAGGCGCCATGATAAATGAGTGGACTATGACCGGTTGTGCGTTGGAATTGTTCTTTCCATTGCTCGATAAGAACATTTGGAAGAATGATTAGATTGGGCATTTTGAAATTACTGACAATGGTACCAATCATCATAATTGTTTTGCCAAGACCCATCTCATCCGCGATGATACCGCCACGGCAGTAGTTGTCTTTGTCTTGGTCTTTGTCTTGGTCTTGGTCTGCCGACGGCTCTTGTTCGCGAGATATACACCAAGCTACACCCTCTTCCTGATAGGGTTTGCTCTCCAGACCGGATTGTTGTAAAAATTTCTTGAAGTCCATATTTGGAAGTTTATTAGAATGATGCGTTTTATAAATTCTGTAAAAAAACTTCAATTTTTCTTGACGTTTCGACCGGTTGACGTTTCGACAGGTTGAATGGCATTTACATTGCGTCGCGCTCTAAATACCTTTACAATTAATACTTTCTCTAAAATATCATTTAAAGAAACAGTATGTATATATTATGTAATTAAGTGAAATTGTAACAACCTCGTTACGTATTCATTGATTATCGTGTGCTCACAGCAATTATTTCATATAATATACTTAAATATCGTATATTTACATAGATAAATATCGTATATTTAATAGCACGTAGCAGTCACAATGAGGCTCCTTTAGCTCAGTGGTAGAGCGCTACCCTTGTAAGGTAGTGGTCGCGTGTTCAATTCACGCAGGGAGCTACCACATAGGAGTAATGACCTGAATAAGTCTATAAAATATTTTGTTGCTCTTATAGTGTAGCGGTTATCACTCAGGACTTTGAATCCTGAAACCCGAGTTCGAATCTCGGTAGGAGCTTGGGGTTAGGAACGGGTTAGGAACGGGTTTGCCTCATAAAGTTACCCATATGCTTTCATAGCTCAGTCGGTAGAGCGTACGACTGTTAATCGTTAGGTCTTCGGTTCGATCCCGAATGAGAGCGTTTATAATTTATTATTAATTATTAAAATACTTGTTTGTATTTGATTAATTATACTTGGTCTAAAACGGCCCAACTGGCTCAATCGGATAGAGCATCAGACTTCTAATCTGGGGGTTGCAGGTTCAAGTCCTGCGTTGGGTGTTGTGGGGTTCCGTCCCCATACGACGGGTTTGTTTATCAGGGGATGACACAGCCTTTGAAAATTGTTAGTTAATTAATTAATTATTATTATGCTTATTCGTATTATAATTAATAAATACATTTAAAGTTAATAATTGCTTTCATATAGTAACCGTGTAGAATGGATAGTGTTATTAATACAAAATTTGAAAATATTATGGAACCATTCAAGAATATTATGGAACCACTAAAACATAATGAATGGCAATTTATAACTTCTCAATCAAACCACCTTGTTATGAATAAAAAATATCAGGAATTGGATGAAATTAATATTGAATTCAAAAGGAATTTTTATCATTTCTCATTACCAATTAATAACTCACCCTTTAGTTATTACAAAAAAATTGCTAACGAACAACAAGCTATCCACTTTCTTGAAATATATGTTGATGGTCTTATTCAATGACATATTCGATTTATTTAGTTCTATATAACATAAATTAATAACCTAATAATTTAGTGATATATGTTTCCAACGTGTTCAAAAACAAACATTAAACATATATTAAAAACTGCCGAACATTCATTAAAAATATTTTCAGATAACAATCATTTAAATGGATTTTTGGTTTTTTTAGTTCATTTATTAATCCAATTAACAAGTGGTTGTTTATTGATTTTTTATCCGATCGGACACTTATTCTATTCTATTATTGTTATATGGATTGGTATTTTATTAAGCAATATATATTTTAGGGGGTGTATTCTAACCAAACTCGAGCGCCACTTATGGCAAACTAACAATTGGTACGGTCCGTTTTTCTTATATTGTGATTGGTTTCAGTTAAATCCGAATATGTTAAATAACTTATTCATCTGTAAAATTATTCTTATTAGCACTATTGTTTTCTTACGGATTTTATTTCAGTCCTAATATTGAATTATTCTGTATTCATATATATATATATAATAGTATGTTCAGACTGTTTAACACTAATACTAGACGCTCTAGAATGAATAGTAATTCAATGAATTTAGGATTAAATAAACGGCTTGAACAAGAACGTATTGAAAAGGCCCAAGCCCAAGCCAGGTTTGAAGCTGAGGCTGAGGCAAAGGCCCTAGCAGAAGCTAAGGCTAAGGCTAAGGCACTAGCTGAGGCTGAGGCTAAGGCAAAGGCACTAGCTGAGGCTAAGGCAAAGGCACTAGCTGAGG